ACGAGATCCTGAGATGTCTCGTGGGCTCGGAGATGTGTATAAGAGACAGAAAGTAGACCCCGCCGCCTACGCCAACGCCCTGCCGGTTTTCAAGCGGGGGCGGACCTTTTACATCGAGGTCATCAACCCCGTCCACTATGCCAGCTATGTGGAGTTTGGACACCGCACCCGTGGCGGAGGCGGCTGGGTGGCCGGGCAGTATTTCCTCACCCTGTCTGAAAAGGACCTTGAGCGGGTGGCCCCCGCCGTCATTGAGAAAAAGCTGGAGGCGCTGCTGCGGGAGGCTTTCAATGTCTGAAATCAGTTTTAAGAGCATCTATGACGGCGTGAGCCTTGCGCTGCACGCCGCTTTTCCTGCTGTGCAGGTACACGGCGGGAATGTCAAGCAGGGCCTCAACCCTGGGGACCTCAATGTGGTCATGCCCTCCGCCGGGCAGAGCAAACAGGTGGGAGAGCGGTTTCTCCGCACCCCTACCCTGGATGTCATCTACTACCCCAAGGTGGGGGTGGCGGAGTGCTGCGAGGTGGCAGATCAGCTCACCATGCTCCTGCGGGACATCACCACCCCGGAGGGGGACCTCATCCATTGCACCAACTGCGAATGGACCATTGAGGAGGGCGTCCTGCATGTGCTGGTGAGCTATGACCACCACGCCTACATCCCCCAGGAGCCGGTCCTCATGGAAACCCTTGATATTGAAATGGAGGGATAAACATGGCGCAAGCCAAGACCACGAACAGCGAAAAGGCCACCGGGGCCGCTACCTACAAAAAGGAGCAGCTTGTGGCCTCCAAGAGATACGCCAACCGGCGGGACATCATCATGGCCCTGCTGGAGGACGGCAAGGCCTACACCTTGAATGAGGTGGACGGGCTGATTGAGAAGTACATGAAAGGAAAGGTGAAGTGATATGGCGCTGGGAGGCGGCACCTGGCAGACCCAAAACAAGGTCCTGCCCGGTTACTATGTCAATTTCTCCAGTGTGCCCAGGGCGTCCGCTACCCTCTCTGACAGAGGCTATGCGGCAGCGCCTTTTGAGCTGAGCTGGGGCCCGGAGGGTGAGGTTTTCCCCGTCACCTCCGGGGAGTTTCAGAAAAACAGCAAGGTCATTTTCGGCTACGCCTACGACCATCCCAAGATGCTCCCCCTGCGGGAGATTTTCACCCACGCCACCACCGTCTACTGCTACCGCCTGGGCTCCGGGGCCGTCAAGGCCTCCAACACCCTGGCCACGGCCAAGTATGGCGGCGTGAGAGGCAACGACATCACCATTGTGGTGGCCGCCAATGTGGATGATGAGGACCTCTGGGATGTGACCACCTATGTGGACGGCGTGGCCGCCGACACCCAGACCGTGGCCGATGCTGACGAGCTGGTGAGCAATGATTGGGTGGACTTCAAAACGACCGCCACCCTGGAGGCCTCCGCCGGGATGCCTCTGACCAACGGGGCGGACGCCACCACCATCACCGGCGAGGCCCACCAGGCCTTTTTGGACAAGATTGAGCCCTATGCCTACAACGCCCTGTGTTGCCCGGCATCGGACGCCACCACCGTCCGGCTCTATCAGCAGTTTTGCAGCCGGGTCCGTGATGAGGTGGGCAGTAAATTCCAGCTTGTGGCCTGGCAGCCCAGCACGGCGGACTATGAGGGCATCATCGGCGTGTGGAACACCGTGACCCACCCCACCATTGCCAATGTGCCCACCCACTCCCTGGTGTATTGGGTGGCCGGTGCTGAGGCGGGCTGTGCGGTCAACAAGTCCCTCACCAACTTCAAGTATGATGGTGAGCTGACCATCAACACCGACTACACCCAGGCGGAGCTGGAGGCGGCCCTCAAGGCGGGCAAGTTTATCTTCCACAATGTCAACGGTGATGTGCGGGTGCTGGAGGACATCAACACCCTGCTCACCCTGTCCGACACCAAGGGGGAGATTTTCCAGAGCAACCAGACCATCCGGGTGTGTGACCAGATTGCCAATGATGTGGCGGTGCTGTTCGGTCAAAAGTACCTGGGCACCGTACCCAATGACGCCTCTGGCCGCTCCTCCCTGTGGGGGGACATCACCAAGCTCATCCAGCAGCTTGATGACATCCGGGCCGTGGAGAACTTTGACCCGGAAATTGTGACCTGTGAGCAGGGTGACAGCAAGAAAGCCGTTCTCTGCATCGTCAACGGCCTCAATGTGGTCAACGCCATGGCCCAGCTCTACATGAGCGTGATTATCCAGTAAGGGAGGGAAAGGAAAATGTCCAAGCCGACCATGAACACCCAGGACGCTGTAAGCGCCAATTTTGCGGAGTGCTTTGTCACCATTGACGGGACCCGCTACTCTATGCTTATGGCCAAGGAGTTTGAGGGCACGGCATCCGTCAACACCGCTGAGGTTTACAAGCTGGGCGGTGTTGTGGTGGGCCACAAGGCCCAGACCGTTGCCCTGTCTTTCTCCATGACCATCTACAAATGCACGGAGATTTTTGACAAGGTGGTGGAGGACTTCATCAAGACCGGCGTGATGCCCACCTTTGACATCCAGACCTCCAACGATGACCCCGCCACTACCGTGGGCCGGAGCACCAAAATCTACAACAACTGCATCCTGGACGGCGATGTGCTGCTGTCCATGTTCAATGCGGAGGGTGACTTTGTTGAGCAGTCCATTGAGGGCTACTGTGACAGCTTCACCCGGCCCGAACAGTACACCAACCCGACCTACATGTAAGGTCACATAACACACAAGGAGGAAAAAATCCATGAGTAACCTGTCCGCTTTCATGCGTGCCAATGTCGAGCAGATTGAAAACCACAAGTTTGCCGCCTCCCCCCGTATCAAGGGGGAGAACGGCAAGCCCATGGAGTGGGAAATCTGCTGCATCTCCGCCGATGAGTACGCCCGCATCCGCTCCGCCTGCATCCGCCAGGTCCCCGTGCCCGGCAAGAAAGGCCAGTACACCCAGCAGCTTGACACCTACACTTTCCAGGCAAAGGTGGCGGCCCGCTGCACCGTGTTCCCGGACCTCAACAACGCCGCACTCCAGAATGATTGGGGCGTGGCCAAGCCGGAGGAGCTGATTGGCAAGCTGCTCATTGGCGGCGAGTTTGACGATTATGTCACGGAGGTTTTCCAGGTCAACGGTTTCAAGACCGATGATGACATGGTGGCTGAGGCAAAAAACTAATCCTGGACGGTGACCCGGAGGCCAATTTTGCCCATTTCTGCCTGCAAAAGTTTGGCTGGGAGCCGTCCAAGTTTTTAGACCTGCCCGTCAAGGAAAAGGCTTTTGTCATCGCCTCCATCCAAGTGAGGGGCGAGGATGAAAAGAAACGGGAGGCCGAACTGAAAAGCAAGATGAGAAAAGGCAGAGCCAAACGGAAGTAACAGGGGCCCCCGCTGCATGGCGGGGGCCTAATTCTTAAAAGAGGGGGTGAACCCGTGGCAACAATCAGATCTCAGATGGTCCTCAATGACGGTATCAGCGGCGTGCTCAGAAAAATCAACACGGCGCTCAACACCACCCTCAATGCCTTTGAGCAGGTCCAGCGGGCCTCCGGGCGTGCTGTGGACACGGCGCAAATCCAGGCGGCCAGAGCGGCGCTGGTACAGGCCAACCGTGAAGTGGATGAAATGGCGGAGGGCTACCGCCGGGCGGCAGAGCAGGAGGAAATCCTCAACAAGGGCCTCCGCAACGGCACCAATGCTGCGGGCGGCCTGCTGGGCAAGGTCAAAGGCATTGTGGCCACATTGGCCGCCGGAGCCGGTATAAAAGCGCTCCTGGGGCTGTCTGACAAGCTGACCAGCACCACGGCCCGCCTCAATTTCCTTGTGGATGACGGGGGCTCTGTGGAGGCCCTGGAGCAGAAAATCATGGCCTCTGCCCAGAGGTCCCGGTCCGCCTACCTGGACACCGCCTCCGCCATCGCCAGCATGGGCTCCAATGCCGGGCGGGCCTTTAGCAACAATGATGAGCTCATCGGCTTTATGGAGCTCATCAATAAGAGCTTTGTCATTGGCGGCGCTACGGCGGAGGGCCAGGCCGCCGCCATGCTCCAGCTCACCCAGGCCATGGCCGCCGGTGCCCTCCGGGGCGAGGAGCTCAACTCCATCCTGGAGAACGCCCCCGGCATTGCCCGTGCCATTGAGAGCTACATGGGCATTGCGGAGGGCTCCATCAAGCAATATGCGGAGCAGGGCCTCATCACCGCTGAGGTGGTCAAAAACGCCATGTTTGCCTCTGCGGATGAAATCAATGCCAAGTTTGAAAGTATGCCCCTAACCTGGGGCCAGATTGCCACCAAGATGCAAAACACGGCCCTGGCGGCCTTTGACCCTGTGCTCACACGGCTCAACCAGGTGGCAAACAGCGCTCAGTTTAACACGGTCATCAACGGGACCATCAATGGGCTGGCCATGCTGGCCACGGTGGCCACCGGCGTGCTGGACCTCCTCATCAACGGAGCCGCTTTTGTGGTGGACAACTGGAGCTGGATAAGCCCCATCGTCTACGGCCTGGTGGCCGCCTTTATCGCCTACAATGCCGTGGCCCTCATCACCAATGGCATCAACGCCGCCATGGCGCTGGCCGAGGGTGTAAAAGCGGCGGCATTGATGATGAGCACCGGGGCCACCTTTGCCCAGACTGCGGCTCAGTACGGGCTCAATGCGGCCCTGCTGGCCTGTCCCATCACCTGGATTGTGGTGCTGGTCATCGCCCTTGTGGCGGCCATCTACGCCGCCTGTTCGGCCATCGCCAAGTTTACCGGCATCGCCAACAGCGGCTTTGGCGTCATCTGCGGCGGCATCAATGTGGTGGTGCAATTCTTTGTCAACCTGGGCTTGACCATCGCCAACATTGCCCTGGGCATCTGGAACGCCCTGGGGGCCTGTGCTCAAAACATCGGCATTGCGTTCAGCAATGTCATCTCCGGCGTGCAGGCCTGGTTTTACAACCTGCTCTCCACGGCGCTCACCGTGGTGGCCGGTATCTGTGAGGCGCTGAACAAGTTGCCCTTTGTGGAGTTTGACTATTCCGGCATCACCAATGCGGCCAGCGACTACGCCGCCAAGGCGGCGGAGGCCTCTGGCAACATCCAGGACTTTGTGAGTGTAGGGGATGCTTTCAACGAGGGCATGAGCACCTTTGACACCTGGCAGGACGGCTGGGTGGGGGATGCTTTCAACGCTGGAGCCAACTGGGGTGACGGCGTGGCCAGCGGCATCTCTGACGCCGTGGGCGGCCTGTTTGACATGGACCTGGGCGCTGCTACGGACTACGGAGCGGGCGGCCTGGGCACCGGCGGATATGGTGACTTTGCCATGGATGACCTTTTGGGCAACACCGGGCAGACCGCCGCCAACACCGGGGCCGCCGCCGATGCCCTCAGCACCTCCACGGAGGAGCTGGAGTATTTGCGGGACATTGCGGAGCGGGACGCCATCAACCGTTTCACCACGGCGGAGGTCCGCATTGACATGACCGGCATGACCAACCGCATTGAGGGCGGTGCCGATCTGGACGGTGTTATCTCCACCCTCACAGACGGCTTTACAGAGGCCCTGCTGACGGCGGCGGAGGGCGTCCATGCGTAGACCCTGCCCCATGCCGGAAACACGGAGTTTTTTCCAATGGAAAAAAGGAGGGTGACAAGATGAGTTACACCTGCTATCTGGGCGGGGCCCTTTGGCCCACCCCAGAAAAGCTCCAGGTGAAAATCAAGGGGAAAAACAAAACCCTGGTCCTCTTGAATGAGGGAGAGGTCAATTTCCTGCGGGCCCCCGGCCTCACGGAGCTCACCGTCCCCTTTGACCTGCCCATGCTCACCGGCTCCCGGTCCCCGGACTACTACCTGGGACTGCTGGAGCGGATGAAAGCCAACAAGGAAACCACCCAATTCATGCTGGTGCGGATGTCCCCCTCCGGGGGGATGCTCTTTGACACCAACATCAAGGTGAGCGTGGAGGACTACAACATCACCGAGGACGGCAAAAAGGGCCTGGATGTGGCCGTGGATGTCAACCTCAAGCAATGGCGGGACTACGGCACAAAGACCGTGACCGTGGAGGAGCCCAAGGCAGAGAGCACCACGCCCACCGTGACGGTGGAAAAGGAGCGGGACGCCAGCACGGCCCCCACGGCCAAGACCTACACGGTCAAGGCCGGTGACAGCCTGTGGGCCATCGCCGCCAAGTATTACGGCAACGGGGCCGACTACAACAAGATTTTCAACGCAAACACGGATAAAATCAGCAATCCCAACCTCATCTATGTGGGGCAGGTGCTCACCATCCCATGACCTATGAGCTGCTGATACAACACCAGGGGACCATCATGCTGCCCCCCGTGGTGGAGAATGTGAGCATTGAGTGGGAACGCCAAGGACAGCCGGGAAAGCTCATTGCCGAGGTGGTCAAGACACCCGGCTTGAGCTTTCAAGAGGGCGACCCGTGCCGTTTTTCCGTGGACGGCACCCCCGTCTTTTACGGCTTTGTCTTTGAAAAATCCCGCAAGGGCAGCACGGATGACATCATCCAAATCACCGTATATGACCAGCTCTACTACCTCAAAAACAAGGACACCTATGTCTACACCAACAAGACCGCCGCCGATGTGATACGCATGATTGCGGAGGACTTCCAGCTCAATGTGGGGGACCTGGAGGACACCGGCTACACCATCGGGAGCCGGGTGGAGGACAACCAGACCCTCTTTGACATCATCCAGACGGCTTTGGACGAAACCCTCAAGGCCACCTCCCAGATGTATGTGCTCTATGACGATGTGGGCAAGCTGACCCTCAAGAACATCGGCAGCATGAAATTGGGGCTTTTGATTGATGAGGACACGGCTGGGGACTTTGACTATAAAAGCTCCATCGCATCCCAGACCTATGACAAAATCAAGCTCTCCTATGAGAACAAGGACACCGGTAAGCGGGAGATTTTCGTGGCCCAGGACAGCTCCAACATCAACCAATGGGGCGTCCTGCAATACTACGAAAAGCTGGACAGCACTACCAATGCCAAGGCCATGGCGGATGCCCTCCTCAGCCTCTATAACACCAAAACCCGGACCCTCAAGCTCCAAGATGTGCTGGGGGACATCCGGGTGAGGGCCGGGACCCTGCTGGTGGTCATGCTGGGGCTGGGTGACATCAATGTGTCAAACTACCTCATGGTGGAGCAGGTCAAACACACTTTCAACAATGAGCAGCACCTCATGGAGCTCAAAATGCGAGGTGGTACATTTGTCACTTGACATCAATGAACTGGTGCGGCTGGTCAAGCGGGCCGCCGTGGAGGCCGTCCAGGCAGGCGCTCCCATGAGCGGGGGCTATGGCTATGTGACCTCCACCTCTCCGCTTGAAATCACCGTTGACCAAAAGAAAATATTGACCGAGGCCCAGCTCATCCTCACGGACGCCGTGAGGGACTACACCGTGGAGATGACCACCATGCCGGAGTTTCACGAAACCGAGGAAACCAGCGGCGGGGCCGGGGATGCCTCTTTTGCGCCCCACAAGCACCGCTACCAGGGCCGGAAAAAGTGGAAAGTCCACAACGCCCTCCAGATGGGGGAAAAGGTCATCCTCCTGCGGTGTGACGGCGGGCAGCAGTACATTGTCCTGGGCAGATGGGAGGCGAGGACCTAATGGCAACTTTACCGACCACGGGGGATGACCTGGACCTCATCACCTTTGCGGTGGAAACCCAGCCCAGCTACACCCACAAGCTGGACATTGACCGCAACCGGGTGAGAGGCATGACGGATGAGCGGGATGCCGTCCTCCAGGCCGTTTACCTCATTCTGAATGTGGAGCGCTACGCTTTCCCTATTTATTCCCGCAACTACGGCTCCGAGCTGTCCGATCTGATAGGCAAGCCCAAAGACTACGCCATGAGCGAGATAAAGCGGCGCATCACGGAGGCCCTGCTCCAGGATGACCGCATCACCTCCCTGGACGGCTGGGAATTTGAAATGGGCAGAAATTGGGTCACGGCCCGGTTTACCGTCCACACCATTTATGGCGATGTAAGCGCCCAAAAGGAGGTTGACATCTGAATGTTTGAAAGCAGGACCTATGAGGCGCTGCTGGCCAGCGCCCTGTCCAGGGTGGCCTCCCCGGTGGACAAGCGGGAGGGCTCCATGGTGATGAACGGCGTGGCCCCGTCCATGGCAGAGCTGGCCCAGCTCTACATTGCGGCGGACTTTGTGCTCCAGGCCACCTACATCATCACGGCCCCCCGTGAGTACCTCATCAAGCGGGCCCATGACCGCAACATGGACCCCTACCCGGCCAGCCCCGCCGTCTATCGGGCGGAGTTTAACATTGAGGTCCCGGTGGGGACCCGTTTCTCCTGCGAGGACCTCAACTTTGTGGTCACCGCCCGCATGGACCCGGAGGAGGACACGGAAACCGGCCTCAGCCACCAGGTCACCTGTGAAACCCCAGGAGCGGCGGCCAACAACTACGGCGGCACCCTCATCCCGGTGGAGTATGTGCAGGGGCTCACCCATGCGGAGCTGGTGGAGCTGCTCATCCCCGGCGATGATGAGGAGGAAACGGAGGCTTTCCGCCAGCGGGTGCTGGACAGTTTCCAGTCCCAAGCCTTTGGCGGCAACCAAGCCGACTATCGGGAGAAAGTGCTGGCCATGCCCGGCGTGGGGGACCTCAAAATCCACCCCGTCTGGAATGGCGACATTTCCCCGGCCAGCCTCATCCCGGATGAGGCCGTGGAAAGCTGGTACACCAGTACCATCTCCACGGTGAGCGGCTCCGTGGCCACCTGGCTCACGGCAGTCTACACGGCGGCCAAAGAGAAAAAGCTCACGGTGGGCGGCACGGTCAAGCTGGTCATCATGGCCTCTGACTACAAGGCCCCCACGCCCACCCTGCTGGAGGAAATCCAGACGGCCATTGACCCGGAGCAGAACGCCGGGGAGGGCCTGGGCCTGGCCCCCATCGGCCATGTGGTCCATGTGACCGGCGTGACGCCGGAGGAGGTGGACATTGCCCTCCACCTCACCTATGCCTCCGGGTGGGATTGGGATGCCGTCAAGAGCTATGTGGAGGCCGTCATTGACGCCTACTTTGTGGAGCTGTCCCAGGATTGGGCCAGCTCTGATTTTTTGACCGTCCGCATTTCCCAGATTGAAAGCCGCATCCTCTCCGAGTGCTCCAACATGATAACGGACATTGGCGGCACCAAAATCAACGGGCAGGAGAACAACCTGGCCCTGGGCCCGGACAGCATCCCCGCCAGAGGGGAGGTCACCGATGGATAGACACCTTTTGAACTACCTGCCCCCGGTGCTCCGGGAGGTGCTGGAGTTTCAAGTCATCAACGGGGCCAATGAGCCGGAAATCTCCCTTGCATGGGACGCCATCACCAGGGTGCTGGCCAACCAATTCCTTGAGGACGCTGATGAGGACGGCGTGGCCGTGTGGGAGCAAGAGCTGCGGCTCTTTCCCAAGGACACGGACACCCTGGAGGCCCGCAAGGCCCGCATCAAGGCCAAGTGGAATTTGGAATTGCCCTACACCCTGCGCTGGCTGAAAAACTGGCTGGCGGGCCTGTGCGGCCCGGACGGACACTCTGTTTCTCTCCAGGACTACACCCTGGACATCCAGCTTGACTACACGGTCCTGCCGGAGGCGGACCGGCTGGCGGGGGAAATCCTTGACATGCTGCTGACGGTCCGCCCGGAGAACATCCACATTTTGATGACCGCCCTTTTGCAGTCTACCGGCGGCGTCCGGCTGGGGGCCTACACGGAGCGCTCCCTGCACATGGACCTGTGGCCCCTGCTGACCAATGAGCTGGAGAGCACCGGCGGCGTCATCGGAGCCGGGCCTCTGGAGTATCGTGCAACCCTTGAAATTTATCCATACGAACAGGAGGAAAGCGGAAATGCCTGACCAGGAAAGAAAGTACGGCACCAGGATAACCACGGCGGGGTCCACCCTCATCACCAACTGCATTTTGGCGGGGACCAAGCTGAAAATCACCCAGGCCGCCGCCGGTGACGGCGGGGGCAGCTACTACCTGCCCAGCACGGAACAGACGGAGCTTGTGAGGGAGCTGTGGCGGGGGCCCATCGTGTCCGCCGAGCAAAACGCCTCTGTCCCCAACATGATGGATGTGAAAATCATCATTGATGACAGTGTGGGCAACTTCATTGTCCGTGAAATGGGCCTCTTTGATGAGGACGGCACCCTCATTGCCATCTGCAACACCCCGGACACGGAAAAGGTGGCCATCTCCACCGGCGTGGACGGGCGGCTCACCATGCTCATGCACATTGTTGTGGTGGACAGCTCCGTGCTGGAGTTTACCATCACCCCGTCCCTGGACACGGTGAGCCCGGAGGACCTGGAGGAGGCCATTGCCGAACACAACACGGACCCGGCCAGCCACCCGGACATCCGGCAGGACATCACGGACGCCGTGGATGACCACAACACCGATGAAACCTCCCACCCGGACATCCGTGTGGACCTCAGCGGCCTGGACAGCCGCCTCTCCGTGCTGGAGCTGAAATATGGCACCAATGTCACCGGCAACAGCTTTGAGGTGACCTTTGGGACCCTCACCGGCGTGGTGGTCACCGGCGTCTGGAATGAAACCTATGCGAGGATTGAGTTTTAATGCCAAGCTATGACATCATCCCTCTTGCCTCCGATCTGCTGGACTACACCATCCAGCGGGTCAAGCAGAAAGAGGCAGAATACAAGCCGGTCAAGGCCTACATCATGGTGGGTGACCAGCTTGTGGAAAAGCTCCTCTATGACAAGGTGAAAGATGACGGAAAGCCTCACTTTCCCAAAAGCCAGACTTTCCACCTGTGCGCCGAGCTCCAGGACTGCGCCGTCCGCATCCTCAAGGGCTGTGAGGCCGCCAATGGCCGCTACTTTGAAACCGAGTATGAGGAGCGGCTCAAGGACCTGGACGGCGTGCTCATCGAGTGCCAGACCATGGAGCAGCTCATCAACCTCAGCTATGGCCGCAAGTACATCACCGGCGACCAATGCCACTATTGGGCGGAGCTGGTGCGCCCGGTCCGTCAAAAGGCTTTCAACTGGAGGAAATCAGACGGCAACCGTGCCGCCGCCCTCCGGGAGGCCAAGGCGGCCCAGGAGCTTGCCAAGATGGGGCAAATGGCCCTGCAAATTGCGGAGGCCCTGCGGCCTCAGTAAACGGATACAACGGCCACCAAGGCCGTGTATTTGGGTGTGACCTGTTTATTTACCTCTACCTCCCCGAACACGAACAACACCAACAACGCCTGGAGGCTGAACTCCAATGGCAATATCAACAACAACAACTGCAACAACTCCAACGGGTCCCGCCCCGCTCTGATGGTAAGGTCCGACCGAGTAGGCCCAAAGCCGAAAGCAGCGCCATCCATCACATCAAAGGAGGTCACATCCAGCCTTGACACCAAGGCAAATACATTGCGCCGATGCACCCCACCGCACACCGAGGCGGCGGGGTGCTGCTGGTCCTGTCCCTGCGGCACCTACACGGCGCACAAGGAGAGGGAGGCCCGCCGCCGGGATGACAGGGGGCCGCCCGCATGTTTACAGGGGTGCAAAGACCCGTGCTGAAATTCTCTGAGATATGCACCTTTTCGGTGCTCTACAAAGCCTACCTGGCGGCCAGACGGGGCAAGCGCTCCAGGGCCGCCACTGCCAACTATGAGGTCCACCTGCTGGCCAACATCGTCAACCTTGTCTACATCCTGCAAACCAAAATCTACCGGCCCGGGCTGTTCCGTGTGTTCTATGTCTACGAGCCCAAAAAGAGATTGGTGCAGGCCCCGGCCTTTGTTGACAAAGTGGTCCAGCACGCATTGGTGGACAACCTCATCTATGAGCGCATCACCAACAGTTTTATCCTGGATAACTACGCATCCCAGAAAGGCAAAGGGCTCCACTTCGGCCTGGACCGGCTGCGTGGATTTTTCACGGAATACTGGAACAAATACCGCACGGCGGAGGGCTGGGTCCTCAAGGCAGATGTGCGGCATTTCTTTGCGTCCATTGACCACGACAAGCTCAAGGAAAAGCTCAAAAGGCTGGACCTTGAGCCCATCGTTTTTGACCTGCTGTGTACCTACATAGACAGCACGGACGGCCTGCCGCTGGGCTACCAGACCAGCCAGCCTTTTGCCCTGCTGTTCCTGGATGAGTTTGACCACTTCGTCAAGGAGCGGCTCCACATCCGCTGGTATGGCAGGTACATGGATGGCTTTTTCCTCATCCACCCGGACAAGGACTATTTGCAATTCTGCCTCAAGGAAATCCGGGCCTTTATGGCCAGCCTGGGGCTGGAGCTCAATGAGAAAACCCAGATTTTTCCCATCCGCAACGGGATTGATTTTCTGGGCTTTCACACCTATCTGACCGAGGAGGGCAAGGTCATCCGCAAGCTGCGGCACAGCAGTATCAAGCGTATGCGCTCCAAGCTCCGCCGGTGGGAGCAGGACTATCCGGCGGGCCTTGTGACCCGTGAGAAAATCCTGCAAAGCTGGCAGGCCTGGGACGCCCACGCCGCTCACGGCAACACCTGGTCCCTGCGCCAGCAGGTGCGGGACCGTGTGCAAAACATTCTAAAGGAGGAAATCTAATGGCCACAACTACCCTGGGCAACAAGTCCACCGGCAGCATTATCAAGCTGAAAGAAAACGGCACGCTGGTGGACTTCTATGTTGCCAAGCACGACTATGAAAGCGGCCTCAACGGGGCCGGGAGGACGCTGGTGGTCCGCAAGGACACCTATGATGACCGGGTGTGGGACAACGGCAATGTGAACGCCTACGCCAGCAGCGACCTGGATAGCTGGTTTAACAGCACCTACAAAAACATGCTGGACGCCGACATCCGCTCCCTCATCGGTACGACCAAAATCCGCTACACCCCCGGCAACGGCAACAACACGGTGGGCACCCTGGAGCGGGCCGTCTTTGCCCTGTCCCTCACCGAGCTGGGGCAGTCCCACACCTATGCCAACACGGAGGGCTCCGCCCTGCCCATTGCGTCCACCCTGCGGATTGCCTACCGCAACGGTAGCCCCACCACTCAATGGACCCGCTCCCCGGGCACGAGCGGCACCGGCGACGCCTGGGGGCTGAGCTCCGATGGCTATATCGACTACTACAGCTGCGGCTACTCCAGCGGGTCCCGCCCCGCTTTCACTCTCCCCTCCTCCCTCTATGTGAGCGATGACGGCTCTGTGTTTCAGAACACCGCCCCCTCTACGCCCGCCAGCATCTCCGTCCCCAGCAGTATTGACGGCGGCAGCACCATCACGGTGAGCTGGGCCGCCTCCACGGATGCAGAGGGCAACCTTGAGGGCTACATTGTCGAGCGGCAGACCAACGGCGGCTCCTGGTCCCAAATCTACCAGGGCAACGCCACCAGCACCACCAACTCCGTGGCCTTTGGCACCAACACCGTGGCCTACCGGGTCAAGGCCTATGACGCCGCCGGACTTGAGAGCGGCTGGAAAACCAGCAGCACAGTGACGGTGACCAACAACCGGGCCCCCGGCGCTCCCGGCAGTCTGACCGTCCCCGCCGTTGTCCGTGGCGGCAGTAACCTGGCCATCTCCTGGACCGCCGCCTCTGACAGTGACGGCAACCTCAGCGGTTATGAGCTGGAGCGGCAGGTGGACGGCGGCTCCTGGACACAAATCTATAAGGGCTCCGCCCTGGCCTACACCGACACCATCACCGCCGGGTGGAACACTGTGGCCTACCGTGTACGCTCCTATGACAGCTACAACGCCACCAGCACCTATGTGACCAGCGAAACCCGGACGGTGGACAACAACGCCATCCCGGTCATCACCAGCTCCACGACCTCCGGCACCGATCTGGGGACCAAGGAGGACGGCTTTGACCTGACCTACACCGTAACCGATGCCGACAATGACACGGTGACGGTGAAAGAGTACCTGGACGATGTACTCAAGCGGACCTACACCGCCACCCTGGGGCAGAGCAACACGGTCCAGTGTGTCACCGCCGCCAACTGGCAGAAAGTCCTCAACGGGGCCCACACCATCAAGGTGGTGGCCAATGACACCAAGGCGGACAGCACCCCCTACACCGTGACCTTTACCAAGGCCGTCTATGAGGCCTCCATCACTCTGGCGGAGCCCATGGAGGCCGATGACACCATCACGGTCATGGTGCTCAATGTGCTGGGCTCCATCCCGGCGGATGCTGACCTGGAGGTCCTGGTGACCAACAACGCCAACGACACGGAGCCCGTCTGGGAGGATGCCACCCAGGATGTGAAGAACGGCAACAACCATGTTTTCACCAACCAGACCGCCACCAACGGCTTTGCCTTTAACTTCAAGGTCAATGTGGGCCGGGGGACCAGCAACACCGGCGGCTACATCACCAGCATTGGAGGTGCTTTTCAGTAATGGCAGTTAAGAAAAAGACCACCAGCCTCAAAGCGCTGCATGAGGCCCAGCTCTATGCACAGCAGCAGCGGGACGCCGCCGCCATCGCCTTTGTGGTGCTGGCGGAGGCCGGGACTATTGACGCCGTGACCGCCTCTGAGCAATCCCTGCTCTTTGCGGAATGGGCGGCCAATGTCAACTACACGGTGGGCCAGCTCCGGCAGTACGGCGGCAAGCTCTACCGCTGTGTGCAGGCCCACACCTCCCAGACCGGCTGGGAGCCGCCCAACGCCGCCTCCCTCTGGTCCATCACCAGCGACCCGGCGGAGGAATGGCCGGAGTGGTCCCAGCCTTTGGGAGCCCATGACGCCTATGCCGCCGGGGCCAAGGTGAGCCACAACGGCAAGCATTGGACCTCCGATCTGGACGGCAATGTGTGGGAGCCCGGCGTCTATGGCTGGACCGAGGCCAACGAGTAAGGGAGGGCGGAGCCAATGGTTATTGAGCTTTCCGTGGGGGGCCTGCTCACCCTGCTGGGCATCCCCACGGCCATCACCTCCCTGGGGCTTTGGCTGCTCCAGCGGCGTATCAGCAAGCGGGAGGCCGTCCAGGATGCACGGGAGGCCGCCCGTGAGCAAAATGAGGTCCTGCTGATACAGAACACCAGGGCGGCCCTGGCGCTGGCTGAGGCCACCGCCGTGGCCGTCCAGCGCATCCCGGATGCACATTGCAACGGGGACATGCACGCCGCCCTTGAATACGCCCGCAAAGTCAAACATGCCCAAAAGGATTTTTTGACCGAGCAAGGCGTCAAGGCCATTTATTGAGGCCCGCCATGCGGCTGTTTTTCCTTGCCCTGCTGGGCATGGTGGAAATCCTCTGGCGGGACTGGAGAGGAGGGCATGAAAAATAGACACCTCAAAAAAGCTACTCTGGGCCCATGTGACCATTTCCGTCCTGCTGTGCGTGGCCACTATCGTCACCAATTACCTGGGCTTTGATGTCACGGCCCTGGCGGGCCTGGCCGGGGCCTCCCTTTTGACCAACGGGGCCTGGGGCGGTTTCTATTTCTGGAAAGCCAAAAACGAAAACCGGGCCAAATATGCCCAGCGGTTTCTCAAGCAGTTTGCGGACAAATACGGGGCGGATGTCGCTGTCCGTGTGGCGGAAATCGTGCTGAAAGACTGAGTAAAGGAGCGTTTTCAATGAGTAAAATGACCGCCAAGGCCTTTGTGGACAAGGCCGTGGACATCGCCAAGAACTACAAGACCTTGTATGTGATGGGGTGCTTTGGGGCCCCCCTCACCGGCTCCAATGTGAGCCGCTACTGCAACAACCACTCCTACAACAAGAACGCCACCCGCACCGCCATGATTAAGGCGGCGGCCAACCAGAGCCCGCCCGTTTTCGGCTTTGACTGCGTGTGCCTCATCAAGGGCATCCTCTGGGGCTGGGACGGGGACGCCTCCCGGACCTACGGCGGGGCGGGCTACGCCATCAACGGGGTGCCGGACATCGGCGCTGACACTATGATTACCAAATGCACCGGGGTGAGCACCACCGGCTGGGATGATATGGTCATCGGTGAGGCCGTCTGGATGTCCGGGCACATCGGCATCTACATCGGGGACGGCCTGGCGGTGGAGTGCAGCCCCAAGTGGGAGAACAAGGTGCAAATCACCGCCGTGGGCAACATCGGCTCCAAGGCGGGCTACAACACCCGCCGATGGACCAAGCACGGCAAGCTGCCCTATGTGGACTACACCGGGGCCTCTACCGGCGGCGGGTCCCAGGGCACCACCCAGCCCAGCAAGCCCTCTGAGGGCACCGTGGGGGCCTGTGTGGGCGACACTGTGACCTTTACCGGCAACAAGCATTATGTGAGCTCCAACGCCCTCAACGGCTCCGCCTGCAAGCCTGGCAAGGCCAAGGTCACCGCCATGGCCGGGAACGCCAAGCACCCCTACCACCTCATCAAGGTGCCCGGCGGCGGCTCCACCGTCTACGGCTGGGTGGACGCCGCTGACATCCAGGTGGAGGGCGGCATCACCGTGGGCTCCAAGGTCAAGGTCAACAAGGGGGCCAAGACCTACACCGGCGGCGGCCTGGCCTCTTTCGTCTACACCAACACCTACACCGTCATCCAGGTGGACGGTGACCGGGTGGTCATCGGCCAGAATGGCGTGGTGACCGCCGCCGTCAACAGCAAGGACCTCACCCTGGTGGGGTAACATAGAAAAGGGAGGATAAAATCATGGAAAGCATTTTTGACTGGTCCGTCATTCTCAGCATCGTGGGCGTCCTGGTGATTGTCACCAACATTGTGGTGCAGGTGCTCAAAAAGCTCACCTGGGACAAGTTGCCGACCAACATCCTGGCGGTGCTCATCGCCATGGCCCTCACCCTGGCGGCCTTTTTCGCCTACTGTGAAATCAAGGGCGTGGCCATCGTCTGGTACACGGTGGTGGGCGCTGTGGTCCTGGGCTTTTTCGTGGCATACGCCGCCATGTTTGGCTTTGATAAACTGAAAGAGGCCATTGCCCAGCTTGACCAGAAAAAGACCGAATAACGCAAGAGAGCCGGAGAGGGTCACACCTCTCCGGCTCTTTTTTTTTATGCTCTTTTACAGGGTGTAGTCCTGGGTGGCCGCTCCGATCTGGGCGGCCAGCTCCCGGAGGACGCTGCCGGTTTTGGGCTCTGTGTACCAGAGCGCCAGCATCCGCTCCCCCTCCTGGGTGGTATAGTGGAACACGGCAAACCACTTGACCGCCTTGCCATAGGCTGTGGTGGCCGCCGTGCCGTGATACCGGGCCATGAAATTGCGCTCCGGCATCATCTCCAGGCCTGTCACCTTTTCCAGCGGGAGGGTGGCCGCCGGGCCGTTTGTCTGCCGGAACACCAGCCCCGCCTCCGTCCGCTCCATGAAACAGGGGCCGTCCTGGGAAAAGCCCCGCAAGCCCTCATAGTGCATCATGCGGGCCCCCGCCGGGAGGTCCTTTTTCTTTCTGCCAAACATCTCAATGCCCTCCTGTTCAAGCGGCCCGCACCCAATACTTGAGGAGCTGGATGTATTCCTCAAGCGGGCGGTTTTCCGCCACCTCTGTGTTGTAAAGGCTGGTCATGTACTGCATCCATGTTTTCCGGCCCTGCAACTTGATTTTACCTAAATAGCCGTGTCGAGAACGCACGGAAAGCGCCTTGTCTGCCATGCGGGTGATATTCACCGCCGGGCTCTTTCTGACCGCCACCAGGGCGGCCTCAAGCGCATCAAGGAAACGCTTTTCATCCTCCGTGAACAATGGCACCGCCTCCTTTGCACTTCCATTGTACGGTTTCACCGCCACTGTGTCAAGTATTGGAGCCTAAAGTGACAATGACAAGTCAAACGGGCACACTATAATTTACATTGTGGCGGTGATGCTGGTGATAGCAGAACGAATAAAAGAACTCCGGCAGGCACGGGGCTGGACCCAAGCAGACCTTGCCCGGCGGCTGAGTATAACCAGGAACGGCGTCAACTCCTGGGAGCAGGGGCTTTCTACACCGTCCCCGGCATCCCTGGTGGACCTGGCCCGGCTGTTCTCTGTGTCCACGGACTACCTGCTGGGCGTGGAGCCCTTGAACACCGTGAATGTGACCGGCCTGGATGAGCGGGATGTGGCCATCCTTGCGGAGCTGGCGGACCGGCTGAGGCAGCACAAGGCCGATGAATAAACAGAGGCCCGGAACAATCCGGGCCTCAAATTTTTTCTTGACATACTACACCAAAAGGTGTATGATATAAGCGTAACGGAGGTGAGCTTGATGGACGCCAAGAAAAACAGCAAACTGCAAAATGCCCGCCTGGCCGCCGGGCTCTCCCAATCCCAACTGGCCAGCGCCGCCGGGCTCAATGTGCGGATGCTCCAGTATTATGAGCAGGGAGCCAAGGACCTCAACGGAGCCAAACTGGCCACGCTCTTGAAACTCTGTCTTGCCCTTGACTGCAAGCTGGGGGACATCTTGACGGATGAGGAAACGGTCAAGCTGCTGGAGCAGTACACGGCGGCATAAACGGCAGATCGGAGCGGGGCGGAAACGCCCCGCTTTTCTTATTTCTGGAGGTGCAGCATGAACCACAAGGACGCCAAGCATTTCACCTGGGACCAACGCTTGACCCTGGAGCGGATGCTCAAAAAAGGATTTACCAAGGCCGCCATTGCCAGCGCTCTGGGCAAATGTGAGCGGTCCATCTACTATGAAATCAACCGGGGCCTCTGTGTCCAGCAGACCTCCGAATATGAGTTTATTGAGGTTTACTGCCCGGAGGTGGCGGAGCGGAAATACAGGGACTTTCTCAAGGACAAGGGCCGGGACCTCAAGATTGGCAAGGACCACGCCCTGGCCCGGCGGCTGGAGGAGCTGGTCATGGTCCAGGGCTTTGCCCCCGGAGCCGCCCTTGCGGAAATCCGAAACAACGGGGAAGTCTATGACACCGTGATATGTGAGAACACGCTCTATAATTACATCTACCGTGGGGATGTGTTCCTCCACCTCACCCCGGAGCACCTGCACAACAAGGGCCGCCGCCACTACGCCGCCAAGAGCAAGCGGCAGGCCGCCCGGAGCTCCAACGGCAAGAGCATTGAAAACCGCCCCCAGGAGGTCAAGGGCCGGGGCAGTTTTGGGCATTGGGAAATGGACAGTATCATGGGGTGCAAGGGCTCCAAAAAGGCCCTCCTGGTCCTCACCGAGCGCCGGACCCGTATGGGCATTGTGATGCTGCTGGAGGACCACACGGCGGCCAGCGTAGTCAAGGCCATCAACAGCCTGGAGCGCCGTTTTGGCAAGCTGTTCTATAAGCTGTTCAAGAGCATCACGGTGGACAATGGCTGTGAGTTTCAAGACTTCGAGGGCATCGAGGCCGCCCACCGGCGCAAGGGCAAGCGGACCATTGTGTTTTTCTGCCACCCATACAGCGCCTTTGAGCGGGGGTCCAATGAGAACATGAACAGACTGATTAGACGGTTTTTCCCCAAGGGCACCAGCTTTGACACCGTAAAGCCGGAGGAGGTGAGGGCGGCAGAGAGGTGGGTGAACAACTACCCCCGCAAGTTGCTGGGGTGGAAATCGGCGGCCATGCTCTTTGAGAAAGAGCTCCTGTCCGCTTGACGGCACATAAAGCAAGCCAGCCGAATGGGCTTGACCCCATCCGGCTGGCTTGCCATGTTGTTTTGTTGTGAAATCGCCCAATAAGGGCGCTTTTTATTTGTGCTGATTGCCGTTTTTTCTTGACTTATGCAAATTTCTCTTGACTTTTAGCAAGCCAAAAAAGGATTTCTGCGAAAACTCTGCTTTTTTCGATCCCACTTTTCAGCCGCACCGGTATTTCGCCATCGGAGAGCCACGTCTGTGCGATCATAGTCCCGATCCCAGGTAACAAACTGGATGCCGTGTTTACTATGCGTTCCCGCCAGTATCGTGCCATTGAAGTCGGCAAGGATGCGGTAGTCACCCTCCAGCCCGCTGGCTTCGGGCTGCGGAGCAGTTTCCATCGCAGTCATGTACTCCAGCGTTCGGGCGGCGATGTCCTCATCACGAGGCTCGACTCGCTGCCGGCATCCCACGAATGGCAGAGCCATTCGCAGGAGCCCTGCCGGACCTCTTGATTTAACGCGCTGCGCGCAGGTCGAGGCAGCAAGTTCAAGCCTGCCCGCGGCATTTCAAAAAGAAAACACCATCCTGACGGATGGTGTTTCTTTTTGGAGCGGGCGACGAGGCTCGAACTCGCTACCTCGACCTTGGCAAGGTCGCGCTCTACCAGATGAGCTACGCCCGCAAACGCAAGGTGAATTGTAGCAGAAAACACGCTGCTTGTCAACCCTGCATTTTTATTTTTTGTAAAAAGGCAGCCCCTATTATTGAGTTACACACCAAGGAATTGGTTGTGTAGCTCAATTTTTTTATTCCTCATCCAGAGGAAACCGTCAAGGAGGACTACATCATGGCAAACATCAAAGTCACCAGCAAGCAGGACGCTTGGAACAAGGTCAACCAGATTTTCCCCACCGACTATGAGCAGGATGTGCAGAGCAGCACCCGTGCTGGCTACCCCGTCTATCGGAGCACCGCAGAGGGCCACTTCTATGACTACATCTGTGACCTGGGTGACCGTCTGGAGGTCAACCTTGACAGCAGCCATCTGGAAACGGCCAACATCTGGATTGAGGAGCCCGCCACTGAGGAGGCCCCGGTGCTGTCTGAGGAGCGGGTGGCAGTTGCCAAGCGGCTCCAGCGTGCTGTGTTCTACTTCACTGAGGAATACCTCAAGGAACTGGAAAACAAGGCCAAGGAGGATGAGGCCGTTGCGGCCATGCAGGCCAACAGCTCCAAGGATGGCCCCGTGCAGTGCATGGTGCTGACCGCTGAGGGCAACGCCAATGTCATGCTGGACTGCATCAAGGAACTCCACCGGGCCGTGCACATCTTGCTGGACAAGCAGGAGGATGTGGATGAGTGGATGCTCTCCGGCATCACCGCCATGATGGACCGGGCCAACGAAATGAAAATCATTCCCTATGACCTGCCCACCTCCATCTGTGGCCTGCTGTGCGCTCAGTACCGCTAAGGTGCTGAGGCGCTACGGCAACAATCTGACTGTGAAAAGAGGTGAACACATTGGCAGACTATGCTTTCCGTTCCTACCATGAGCGCCAAGAAATTGAGCGCATGGTGGAGGCCGGAATGAGTGTAAAAGAGATTGCAGGCTCCCTGGGCATCTCCCTCTCCGCTGTCTATGCGGAGCTGAGGCGTGGCCGGGACGGCACCAGGCTCCCTGACAAGCGCCTGCGCTACAACGCCGACCTGGCCCAGCTCAGTGTCCAGCAGGGGCTTGAACGGAGAGGTAGGCGCTCCGGCAATGAGGCATGAAACCCCGCACCTATTAAAAACCAAGGAGGACAAAACCGTGAGTAACAACCCCATTGTGCTGAAAAGCAACCGGCTTTCTGATGAGTGCATCGGAACTGTCCGGCTGACCCCAGAGGCGGAAAAAGTGGTCCGCCGTCTGCGGGCAAAGACCTCTCTGCCTATTCGGCAGATCGTTTCTGAAATCATCGTCCAGGCAGAAAACCTCATTGATATTGAGGGCCCGGATGACGATGCGGAGGACTGAGCCATGGCGATGATAACCAGACATGTCCGCTGCAAAAAGTGTGGACAGCTTTTTCCACTGACCTATCCCGAAAAGCTGTCTGACATTGGCCTCAGCGTCATCTCCATCTGCAAGATGTGCCGCACCACGCAAACCAATATCAAGGAGGACAACACCAATGAAAACCGCTGTTTCTAATGTGGCCCCCGGCCAGGTGGTCAAGTTTCATGGGGAGCCCTGCATTGTGCTGGAGCACCGCACGGCTGGCACCTTGCTGGTGACCGCCGCCCAAATTAAGAGCTCTTTTGGCTCCACCAACAACTTTGCTGCCAGCTCTTTCCGTGAGCACCTCAACGGTGCCTTTGCGGATACCCTGACTGAGGGCCACGCTGATGAGCTCATCACCCGTGAGGTTGACCTCACCGCCCTCAACGGCTCCAAGGAGTACGGGAGCTGTGAGTGCAAGGTGGCCCCGCTGACCTTTGATGAAATCCGCCGTTTCCACGGTCTGCTGCCCAAGCCTGAGAGCTGGGAGTGGAGCGCCACGCCCTGGAGCACCCCCTGCGTGGATGAGGATGATACCTGGGTCATGGGCTTGGGCACCAATGGCAATGTCGACTACAACTTCTGCACCGACGCCTACGGGTCCCGCCCCGCTTTCCTCATCCCCTCCCAGTATGCCGTGGAGGCTGATGGCGGCCTGGACCAGTACGCCACCAATGAGCTGATTGCGGAAATCAACCGCCGCATGAACGGTTAAGGTGAGCGCCATGACCACCAGTGAGCCCAATGCCCGCCGGTATTCCCGGCGGTGCCGCCAGCGCCGCATGGCCCGGAGGCGCAACGCCATGGTCATCATGGCCATTCTGGCCGTCCTTGCCACTGTGTTTGCCCTTGGCTATGCCAGCGGATGCAGTGCCCGCCAGACGGACGATGAGGTCAAGACCCCTGAGCCTGTGGTGACGGCGGAAACCGTCACCCCTCCAGCCCCGGAACAGAGCCCCGTGGAGCCCTCTGCACCACCAGAGGAAACCACGGAGCCCGCCCACCACCGTGATGACATCGTGAGTGAGGGGCGGCTCCTCAGCTACGAACTCCAGGAAGTCATGCAGGACTGCTGTGAGCACTATGAGGTGCCCTATGCTCTGGCCCTTGCCATCGCAGAGGTTGAAACCCACTTTGACCCCGATGCCGTCAGCGCCACTGGTGACTATGGCCTCATGCAGATCAACTCTGTCAATCACGAGTGGCTTTTGGAAAAAGGCCTTGACCCCATGACCCATGCCGGGAACATTGAGGCCGGTATCTATATCATCTCCCAGTATCTCCAGAGCTACGGAGAGCCAGAGCTTGCGCTGATGGCCTACAACTGCGGGCCCGGCGGCGCAAGAAAGCTGTGGGATGCAGGTACATACCAGACCGACTACTCCCGCAAGGTTATGACCGCTTTTGAATACTGGACAAGCGTGTTGGAGGTTGACTGAAATGCCCTACTATAAGACCTGCCCTGACTGCGGAGCCCACCTTGACCCCGGTGAGCGCTGCGACTGTAAAGATGATACCAAGGAGGATTGTACCAATGTTGGAAATGAAAATCAAGATTGAGGCGGATGCTGCCGTCCTCAAGGCCATTGACAAGCTGACCACGGCGCTGGAAAAGAACGCCGTCAACATCTCCGTGCCCCAGGACACTCCCACTCCCGTGGCTCCTGTGGCCGCCCCTGTCACCCATGCCCCGGTGCCGCCGGTCACCATGCCGCCCGCTACTGTGGTCCCTACCCAGCCCACCCCTGCGCCTGTGGCAACCCCTACCCCTGCACCGGCTCCTGCGGCACCTGCCCAGACTGTGGCCCCTACTAACCCCGCTCCCACTGTTCCCGTGACCACGGCCCCCACCTACACCCTTGACCAGATCGCCAAGGCCGGTGCCAGCCTGGTGGATGCGGGCAAGATGGAGCAACTGCTGGCTCTGCTGGCCAAGTATGGCGTGCAGGCCGTCACCCAGCTCCAGCCGGACCAGTACGGTGTCTTTGCCACCGAACTGCGGACGCTGGGCGCACAGCTCTAAGGAGGTGCCCTATGCCTCCCGAAAAGCACGCCCTGCTTTCTGCCTCATCGGCATCCCGCTGGCTGAAATGCACGGCGGCCCCCCGCTTTGAGGAGCACCTGCCGGAGCGCACCAGCGAATATGCGGAGGAGGGCCGCCTGGCCCACGCCATCTGTGAGCTCAAGACCCTCAAGAAATTCACTGTGATGACCTCCCGCACCTACACCACCCGCCTCAACAAGCTCAAAAAGGACCCGCTTTACTCTGAGGAGATGGACAAGACCAGTGACCTCTACATTGAGCACCTGATTGAGCAGGCCATGCTCTATGACAGCACGCCCACTGTGGTAGCGGAGGTGCAAGTGGACTTTGGGGAGTATGTCCCGGAGGGCTTTGGCACCTGTGACAATGTGATGATTGGCGGGGACACCCTCAGCATCACGGACTACAAGCACGGCAAGGGTGTCCCGGTGTCCGCCGTGGGCAACCCGCAGATGCGGCTCTACGCTCTGGGTGCTCTCAAGCGCTATGCCCCCGTGTTCGGCGATGCCATCAAGAAAGTCCGCATGTCCATTGACCAGCCCCGCCTTGACAGCTACACCACCGACACTATCACCGTGGAGGAGCTGATGGCCTGGGGCGAGAACATCAAGCCCATTGCACAAAAGGCTTTCTCCGGGCTGGGTGAGTTTGTCCCCGGTGACCACTGCCGTTTTTGCCGTGGCAAGGCTCAGTGCCGTGCCCGTGCCAACACCAACACGGCGCTGGAGGACTTCAAGGACTGCGTGCCCGCCGCCTCCGTCCCGCCTGACGCTATGGCCCCCCAGGAGTTTTCCCACATCGGCCCACATGGGAATGAGGTGCATCCGCTCCTCTCTGATGCGGAGATCGGTGACCTCCTCATCCGTGGCAAGGAGCTGGTGGCCTGGTACAAGGACCTGGAGGAATATGCCACCAAGGCCCTGCTGGACGGCAAGCCCATTGAGGGCTGGAAACTCGTGGCTGGCCGGAGCATCCGCACCTTTACGGACCAGGATGCCGCCATCCAAGCCGCCATTGCCGCCGGATATGATGAGGCCCTGCTCTATGACCGCAAGCCCAAGACGCTCTCTGAGATGGAGAAACTGATGGGCAAGGCGGAGTTTGCTGAGAAAATCGGCGGCTATGTGACCAAGCCCCTGGGTAAGCCCACGCTGGCCCTCAGCACAGACAAGCGTGAGGCCTACAACCCCGCCGCTGCTGACTTTGCCGGGGTGGCTGCCAATGAGTAAGTATCAGACCTGTGCCCATTCCGCACCATGGCAACCACCCATCCCGCTGGATGATGAGGAAAAGGGCTACCCCGTGGGCCGTTTCTGCAAGCACGCCTGCCGCAGTATGGCGGTCATCCGTGACCCGGAGGTCTGCGAGAGCTGCACACAGTACACAGACCCGGCCAAGCTCATCACCATCAACACCGGGGACTACCACGCAGACATCTATTTTGACCGGCTGGAGGACATGCCCCTCTCCAACATCCGCAAGGTTTTCAAGCTACTCCTGGCGGACCCGTGGAGCAATGAGGGAGCCATCCGTCAGATGACCCTCTACCTGGATGCCGCCGTGATTGAAAGCAAAGAGGCCTGGAAACAGGCCAGTATTGAGTATCAGAACGGCTGGCGCAATGTGTTCAATAAGAAAAGCCGCCTCAAAGAGGACCGCCAAAAGCTCCGAGAAAACAACCGGCTGACCGCTGCCGTAAAGCGGACCAAAGCCCGGCATGAGCGCTGGGTGAAACTTCAAACCTGCTGGGCTGAGGCCCAGCCTGATGCAAACACCAGAGTGTAATTTAACTGTAAAGGAGATCAAAAGATTATGTATCAGAATGATGCCATGAAAGTCCTGACTGGTGAGGTCCGCCTCTCCTATGCCAACCTGACCACCCCCAGAGCCGCCCAGCAGGGCGGTGAGCCCAAGTATTCCGTCACCCTGCTCATCCCCAAGAGCGATGCCGCCACCAAGGCTGACATTGACGCTGCCATCCAGGCCGCCGCCAATGAGGCCATGGCCAAGGTGTGGAACGGTGCCCGCCCGCCCATGCTCAAGGTGCCCATCTACGATGGTGACGGCGTGCGGCCCTCCGGTGTTCCCTTTGGCGATGAGTGCAAGGGCCATTGGGTGATGACCGCCTCTACCAAGAACAAGCCCCAGGTGGTGGGCATCGACAACATCAACTGCGAACTGTCCCCGGCGGACATTTACAGCGGCATGTATGGCCGTGTCACCGTCCGTTTCTTCGGCTACTCCAACAGCGGCAACAAGGGCATTGGCTGTGGTCTGGGCAATGTTCTCAAGACCCGTGACGGGGAGCCCCTGAGCGGCCAGGCCTCCGCTGCCTCCGACTTTGCCGGGCTGGGCGGCACTCCTGCGGCCACTCCCACCTACGGTGCGGCGATGCCCGCAACCCCCGGTGCCTACGGTGTCCAGCCTGCGGCTCCCGCTGCCCCTGCCGCTCAGGTGCCTTGGGCCACCACCGGCGGCATCAATCCCATCACCGGCCAGCCCATGTAATTGGAGGACATCATGCACCATCTCAGCATTGACCTTGAAACCTATTCAAGCGTGCCGATTGCTAAGGCCGGGGCGCAAAAGTACATCTCCAGCCCGGACTTTGAAATCCTGCTCTTTGCGTACAGTGTGGATGGTGCGCCTGTTGAGATCATTGACCTGGCACGGGGGGAACGCCTCCCCCCGTGGCTGGTCCAGGCCATCACCTCCCCGGAGTACATCAAGCACGCATACAACGCCCCCTTTGAGTGGGGCTGCCTGTCCAAGTTTTTGGGCACCCTGCCGCCGGACCAATGGCGCTGCACCATGTTCCACGGCCTCTATTGTGGCTACACAGCAGGCCTGGATGCCACTGGCAAGGCCCTGGGGCTTGCTGAGGACAAGCGCAAGCTAAACACCGGCAAGGCGCTCATCCGTTATTTCTGCGTCCCCTGCGCCCCCACAAAGGCCAATGGAGGCCGCACCCGCAACCTGCCCCAGCACGACACCGACAAGTGGGAGCTGTTCAAAGAATACTGCCGCCAGGATGTTGTGACTGAGATGGAGATTGAGCGGCGGCTCTCTGCTTTCCCCGTGCCGGACTTCGTGCAAAAGCAATGGGAAACGGACCTCATCATCAATGCCCGTGGCGTGGCCGTGGACATGGACCTGGTGAGCGGTGCCCTCTATCTGGGCAATGTGACCCGCCAAAACCTCACCCAGGAGGCTATGAAAATCTCCAAGCTGGACAACCCCAACAGCGTGGCACAGCTCACGCAATGGCTCCAGGAGGCCATGGGAGAGGAGCTTGCGGACCTCCGCAAGGACACCGTGGCCCGCCTGCTGGGCAAGGAGGACAACAGCCCCCAGGTCCAGCGGATGCTTGAGATACGCCAAGAGCTGGGCAAGACCAGCACCAAAAAGTATGACGCTATTGAGGCCGCTGTGTGCCCGGATGGCCGTGTCCGTGGGCTGCTCCAATTCTATGGGGCGAACAGGACGGGGCGCTGGGCAGGCCGCCTGGTGCAGGTCCAGAACTTGCCCCGCACCTACACAGAGCCGCTGCCGCTGGCCCGTGAGCTGGTGGAGCACCGCAAGCTGGATGCCCTCCGGCTGATCTATGGCTCCGTGCCTGACACTCTCAGCCAGCTCATCCGCACCGCTTTTGTGGCCCCGGAGGGTCATGTCCTCATTGACGCTGACTTTTCGGCCATTGAGGCCCGTGTCATCTCCTGGCTGGCCGGTGAGCAATGGCGGCTGGAGGTGTTCCGCACCCACGGCAAAATCTATGAGGCCTCTGCCTCTCAGATGTTCGGCGTACCCATTGAGCTCATCAAAAAGGGCAATCCAGAGTATGCACTCCGGCAAAAGGGCAAGGTGGCAGAGCTGGCCCTGGGCTACCAGGGCAGCACCGGCGCACTCATCAACATGGGAGCCTTGGACATGGGCATCCCGGAGGAGGACCTGCCGGACATCGTGAGCCGCTGGCGTGAGGCCAACAAGCGCATCCGTGACCTGTGGTATTCCATGGACAATGCCGCCGTGCAGGTCATCACCCAGGGCGGCAGTGTGGGCATCAATGGCCTGCTGCTGGCCCGTGAGTATGACTACAACCAGGGCACCGACTGTTTCACCATTCAGCTCCCCTCTGGCCGCAAGCTCTACTATGTGAGCCCCGGCATTGGTGAAAACCAATGGGGCAATCCCTCCATCTCCTACATGGGCATGGACCAGAAAACCAAACGGTGGAAACGCATCGAAACCTACGGCGGCAAGCTGGTGGAAAACTGCGTCCAGGCCATTGCCCGTGACTGTCTGGCGGACACCATTGAACGCCTTGAGGCCGCTGGCCTGCCGGTGATTTTCCACATCCATGATGAGGTGGTCATTGACATTACCCCATGGGCTGATGAGGACACCATGCTGGACACGGTGGTCAACATCATGCGCCAACCCATCCCGTGGGCCGCTGATCTGCCGCTCAACGCCGATGGCTGGGTGGGCACATTCTTCAAGAAAGACTAAATAACTGACGAGCCCCCCCCCCGCTACCAATGCGGTGGTGGGCTGAGGGAGGCTTTTATGCAAATCCTTGTTGCCTGCGAGGAAAGCCAGGCGGTCACCATAGCTTTGCGAAAGCTGGGCCATGAGGCATACAGTTGTGACCTCATCCCATGCTCCGGCGGCCACCCTGAGTGGCACATTCAGCAAGATGTGCTCCCTTTGCTCAACGGCTACTGCTTTTTCAAGACCTGTGACGGCTCCGCACATTATGTGCTGGGGCGGTGGGACATGCTCATTGCTTTCCCGCCCTGCACCTATCTGACCAATGCCAGCGCCGTCCGCATGAGAGTAAATGGTGAGATCGTGGCGGAGCGATACGCCAAAGCAATGGAGGCCAAGGCTTTCTTTATGAGCTTTCTGAGCGCCGACTGTGCAAAGATCGCCGTGGAAAACCCCACTCCTTTGAAAATCGTGGAGCTACCGCCCTACACCCAAGCAATACAGCCGTGGCAGTTTGGGCATCCGTACACAAAGCGGACATGCCTGTGGCTCAAAGAGCTGTCCCCGCTGGTCCCCACCGAAATCATCACGGAGGGTGTCACCCCATGGGTAAATGGAGGATGCAAAGACGCACACGGGAACTACCGGCGCTTTCAAGGCCGCAGAGAACGGGACCCCATCAACAGGGCCAAAACTTTCCCCGGCATAGCCGCCGCAATGGCGGAACAATGGGCCGGGCCCGTGACTACTTAATAATCAGCCCCCCCCCGCTGTTTGCGGAGGCAGGGCGTGGGAGGCACACATGAAATACATTGCATCGTGCTCCTTTGGTAAGGACAGCCTGGCCATGGTGCTCATGCTCATAGAGCGTGGTCTGCCGCTGGATGAGGTGGTCTTTTATGACACCGGGATGGAGTTTCAAGCCATCTATGACCTGCGGGATGATATGCTCCCGATATTCCAGCAGCACGGCATCAAATACACAACACTATACCCGGACAGCCCTTTTCTCTATGACATGCTGGAGCGTCCCGTCAAGGGGCGTGAGCGGCGTGGGTATGGCTGGTGTGGCGGCCTGTGCCGCTGGGGCACCACCTGCAAGCTGCGGACCATTGACCAGTATGCAGAGCGCCAGGGCGCAAAGGTCTATGTGGGCATCGCCGCAGATGAAACGCCCAGGCTCCAAAAAGAGCGCAAGCCCTACAAGCTCTTTCCGCTTGCGGAGTTTGGCATGACTGAGGCGGACTGCCTGCAATATTGCTACTCCGCCGGATATTTCTGGCTGGAGGGCTCCATCCGGCTCTATGACATTCTGGACCGTGTTTCCTGCTGGTGCTGTTGCAACAAAAACCTCAAGGAGCTCAGAAACATCCGCCAGTATCTCCCGGAGTATTGGGAAAAGCTGAAACACCTACAAGCCCAGTTAGAGCGCCCCATGAAAGGCTTTTACAAAGGCCAGCCCCGTGGCGTGTTTGAACTGGATGAACGCTTTGCAAGAGAGGACCGTGACACATGAAAATCATTAACCCCTATACCGAAATCCTCACCCCGCTGGATGGCCAAGCTATCCTCCAGCACATTGAGCTGTGCGGGCGGGTCTGCTACAAGTCTGAGGACAAAATCACCGACACCAGCGCCGCCAAGTTTGTGGCGGGCATCATCAAGCGTGGCCATGAGGCCGTCCTGGAACACTTTGACATCACGGTCAAGTTTGTGTGTGACCGGGGTGTGTCCCATGAAATTGTCCGGCACCGCATGGCCTCCTACTGCCAGGAGAGCACCCGCTACTGCAACTATTCCAAGGAGGGCTTTGGCGGTGAAATCACCGTCATCCGCCCCTTTTACCTGGTGGAGGGCACTGAGGGCTGGCAGTATTGGAAAGAGGCTTGCTGGACCGCAGAGCGCCGCTACTTTGAGCTGCTTAATTGGGGCTGCACCCCGCAAGAGGCCCGTGCTGTCCTGCCCACCAGCCTCAAGACTGAGGTGGTGATGACGGCCAATCTGCGGGAATGGCGGCATTTCTTCAAGCTGCGGACCGCCCCGGCGGCGCACCCGCAGATGCGTGAGGTAGCCATCCCGCTGCTCCACCAGATGCGTTCCCAGGTGCCGGTCATCTTTGATGACATTGAGGAGGCCGCCCATGAAACTGTGTGACCGCTGCCCCCAGGCTGGCTCTTGCCTGTTGAACTATCTGGGCAAGGCTTGCCACAAGCTCCGTATGCAGGAGTGCCCGGAGGTGGTCCCCACCACGCTGGAGCTCATGCACAACATGGACGCTGAGGAACTGGCTGCTTTCCTCTCCAAGACCTTTTGCCAGTCCCTTGGAAAAACGCAACTTTTGGAATGGCTCAATAAGGAGGTGCCCAATGAAACGCTCTGAGATTTTGGAGGCCGCCCGCCGCTGTGTCTGCGGTGAGCGTGAGCAGGACTATGGCACGCCGGAGAATAACTTTGAAACCATCGGCCTGCTCTGGGGTGTCTACCTCAGAGCGGCGCACCCGGAGTATGCCAAGGTCATGCCCATCAACGGCATCACGGCCAAGGATGCCGGCACTATGCTGGCCCTGCTCAAGGTGGCCCGCATCGCCACCGGCTCCAGCCCTGACAGCTTTATTGATCTGGCGGGCTATGCGGCCTGCGCCGGTGAAATCGTGACAGAAAGGAGCTGCCCCTATGAAAAAGCGGAAACCCAGACCCAGGAGTGAAAAGCCCCGAATGTGCGACCCCGGCATGTGTGACTGCTGCCAGTACATTGGTGAGGGTGACTTCATCTGTGACAAAGGCCCCGGCCAGCCGGTCCTTGTGGTTGAGGACTGGCAGCCCAATGAGAACGCCGGGCGCTGCCGGAGAGGCACAAAGCGATGAACAGAAAAGAGCGGCGAAACCTGCAACGCCAAGGTGTGCAGGTGCCCAAAGACCCCACACTCAACATCAAGCTCTCCGCTCTGGGCAAGTCCATAATGACCCCGGAGATGCAGATGGCCATGATGCACGAAATCAACCAGCAATGCCTTGAGAAAGATGACTTGCTGGCTCTGGATGTGGACTGCATGGTGCTCTGGACACTGCACCGGCACCTGGGCTTTGGGGTCAAGCGGCTCCATGACTTCTATCTGGCGATGGCCGCAGAGCACCGCCGGATGCGTGAATTTTATGAAATGGATGACCTGTACCCGGAACGGCTCAAGCTCAAAGAACTGGGTGCAGATGTCGAACAATGGCAAAAGGAGGTGCTGGCCAATGAGCCCAAAACCCTGGGAAAACGCTGAGGGCTACGCAGACCCAACGGCATACAACGCCATCAAGAAAGTGTCCGCAGAGGGGCATGAGGCGCTGGATGCCAAGGTCAACACTCTCATCAAGGTCCTCAAGTTTATCATTGCGGAAAGCGGCTTTGAGCTGGTGGCCCGCATTGAGCTCCGGGACCGCAAGACAGGGAGGTTTTTTAGATGACCAAATGCGAAACGGCAATCTGCCAGCTTGCGGTGAATGTCTATGGCAAGACCAGCCAGTGCACGGTCTGCATGGAGGAGATGGCGGAGCTCACCAAGGAGCTCTCCAAAAACCTCCGTGGCCAGGACAACGCCGCCCACATCGCTGAGGAGATCGCTGATGTTGAGATCATGCTGGAACAGCTCAAGCTCATGTTTAGCATCCGTGATGAGGTGACCCAGCAGCGCACCGTCAAGCTCCAGCGGCTTGACAACCGCATTTCTCAATCCCTGATACATCCGAAACCGTGAGGTGTGACCCATGCAATTTGACCGCAAAATAACCATCTCCGCCGGTAGCAGCCGGAGGGCCATGGTCTGGCAGGCGCAAACCCTGCTCATTTCTGAGCTGTGGGCAAAGCTCCAGACCCCCGCCAGAGGCACTGAGCCCCTGGCAGAATATCTGAATATGAAAAAGGCCCAGCAGGATGACCTCAAGGATGTGGGCGGCTTTATGGCAGGCACACTGTCAGGCCCCCGCCGAAAGGCCAACAATGTGACCGGGCGTGATGTCATCACGCTGGACCTGGACAACATCCCACCGGGCGGCACGGAGGATGTCCTGCGCCGTGTTGAGGGGCTGAGCTGCGGCTATTGCATCTACTCCACTCGTAAGCACAGCCCGGCGGCACCCCGCCTGCGTGTTCTGCTGCCGCTGGACCGCACGGCCTCAGCGGATGAATATGAGCCCATCGCCCGCAAGATGGCGGAGTACATAGGCCTGGAGCTCTGTGACCCCACCACTTTTGAGGTGTCCCGTTTGATGTACTGGCCAAGCTGCTGCTCAGACAGCCAATACATCTATGTGTGGAAAGACAAGCCCCTGCTGTCCGTCAAGGGCCTGCTGGGCCAGTATGAGGACTGGCGTGACTGCACCCTCTGGCCCCAGGTGCCCGGCTCCCAAAACCTGCCCACTAAGCTGGCAGTCAAGCAGGGTGACCCGGAGGCCAAAAACGGTGTTGTGGGCGCTTTCTGCCGCACCTATGACATCTACCGTGCCATGGATGAGCTCATCCCCGGCATGTATGAGCCGGTGGAGAGTATGCCGGGCCGCTACACCTACCTGGGCGGCTCCACAACCGGCGGCGCTGTCATCTATGACAGCGGCAAGTTTCTCTACTCCCACCACGCCACTGACCCGTGCAGCGGCAAGCTGGTGAACGCCTTTGACCTGGTGCGCCTGCATCGCTTTGGTGACAAGGACGATGAGGCCCAGCCGGGCACCCCCACCAACCGCCTGCCCTCCTACCGTGCCATGTGCGAACTGGCCACGCAAGACCCCGATGTGTCCGCCCTGATGAGCCAGGAGCGCTACCAGGAGGCCGTCAAGGACTTTGAGGGCGTGGAGGCCACCAACGATGCAGAGCCCGCCAACTGGATGGACCGGCTGGAGATCAACAGCCAGACCGGCCTCCCCAAGGCTACCATTGATAATGTCTGGATTATTCTTGAGAATGACCCGCTGCTCAAGGGCAAGTTTGCCCTCAACCAGTTTGCGGGCCGTGGTGAGGTGCTGGATGCGCTCCCCTGGAACGCCTCCACCAAGCGCCGCCTCTGGGATGACAATGACAACAATGGCCTCTACTGGTACATGGAAAAGGTCCACCACATCACCGGCAACGGCAAGATTGACGGGGCGCTCTCTCTCCACACCACACAGCACGCTTTCAACGAGGTCCAGGACTACCTCCAGAGCCTCAAGTGGGACGGCGTGCCCCGCCTGGACACCCTTTTCATTGACTACCTGGGAGCGGAGGACAGCCCCTATACCAGAGCGGTGACCCGCAAGGCTTTCACCGCCGCCGTCACCCGTGCCATGGTGCCCGGCAGCAAGTATGACAACATGCTCATCCTGGCTGGGCCCCAGGGCATTGGCAAGAGCACCCTGCTGGATAAGATGAGCCGGGGCTGGTTTAATGACAGCATCCGCACCTTTGAGGGCAAGGAGGCCTCTGAACTTTTACAGGGGGTCTGGCTGGTGGAGATCGGTGAGCTGGACGCTTTCCGCAAGACGGATGTGGCGTGCATCAAGCAGTTTCTCTCCCTGCGCTCTGACCGTTTCCGTGCGGCCTATGGCCGCCATGTCAAGGAGCTGCCCCGGTGCTGTGTGTTCTTCGGCACCACCAACACCTCTGACTACCTGCGGGACCGCACCGGCAACCGGCGTTTCTGGCCGGTGGATGTGGGCCTGGCCCCGGCGGCCAAAAGCGTCTGGACTGATCTGCCCGGAGAAATTGACCAGCTCTGGGCTGAGGCCATGATCCGCTGGCAGACGGGAGAGCCGCTTTTCCTCAAAGGGGAAATTGAGGCCGCCGCTAAGGAGGCCCAGGAGGCCCACCGTGAGGTCAACACCCGTGAGGGCATCATACTGGACTTTCTGGAGCGCCCGGTGCCGGAGGACTGGCAGAACTGGCCGCTTGACCGCCGCCGGATGTTCTGGGGCGGCGCTGTGCAGGGAGATGTCAAGCTGGTGTCCCGTGACCGTGTGTGTGCTCTGGAGGTCTGGTGTGAGGCTCTGGACGGCAAGCAGCGGGATATGAGGTACAGTGACACGGCAGAAATCAACAGCATCATTGAGGCCAGCGCCTTGTGGGAAAGGGCCAGAGGCTCCCTGCGCTTTGGCTACTGCGGCAAGCAACGGGGCTTTCAAAAGGTGCGGCTTTGACCCGGAACATTGCCCGGAACATTTGAGATTTTCAGATGTTCCAATGTTCCGGGCAGGTGGAACATGTTCCGGGCAATGTTCCGGCAAATGTTCCGGGCAAAACCCTTGCGCCGCAAGGCTTTTGGGCTAAGTGGAACATTGGAACATTCATTTTCTATATTAGGGTAAAAGAGAGGATTTAGAGAGAATAGAGAAAAATAAAACTCTCTAAACCGCCTGTTTGCGCTACATACACGCGCGAATGTTCCACTGTTCCGAAAGGAGGAAATCCATGAAAGAAAGCTATATTGAGAGCTACCTTGTTCGCAAGGTGAAAGAGCACGGTGGCCTCTGCTATAAGTTTGTGTCACCCGGAAATCCCGGCGTGCCTGATCGACTGATAATCACCCCCACCGGCAAGACCATCTTTGTTGAACTGAAAACGGAGGTGGGCAGGCTGGCCAAAGTCCAGAAATGGCAGCGGAGTGAGATGGAGAAACGAGGGGCGGACTGCCGGGTGCTGTTTGGGATGGACGCAGTAAAGGACTTTTTGAGGGAGGTTTTCCCCGCATGAAATATGTGCCGCATGACTACCAGGCCTATTGCATCCAGCGTGTAGTTGAGGACCCTGCCGTTGGGCTGTTTCTCCGTCCCGGCCTTGGAAAAACGGTCATCACTCTGTCAGCGGTCAATATTCTCAAGTATTTCCGCTGGCAGGTGCAAAAGGTCCTGGTAGTGGCTCCCAAAAAGGTGGCAGAGGCCACCTGGAGCAAGGAGGCCGCCAAGTGGGACCACCTCCAGCACCTCCGCACCTCTGTGGTGCTGGGCAGCGCCACCAAGCGCATCAAGGCCCTCAACACTCCGGCGGACATCTATGTCATCAACCGGGAAAATGTGGAGTGGCTGGTGGACTACTACAAACAGGCCTGGCCCTTTGACATGGTGGTGCTTGATGAGAGCACCAGCTTTAAGAACAGCCAGAGCAAGCGCTGGAAAGCCATGAGGCGGGTGCAGCGTTTCATCAAGCGGATGGTCCTGCTGACCGGCACGCCGTCCTCTAAGGGCCTCATTGATCTGTGGGCACAAGTTTACCTGCTGGACTGCGGAGAGCGCCTGGGGCAATCTCTGAGCGCCTACCGTGAGCGTTATTTTGACCCTGACCAGCGGAGCCGCACACAGATTTTTTCCTATAAGGCCAAAGACGGTGCGGAGAGCGCTGTGTTGGATGCCATTTCTGACATCTGCATCTCCATGAAAGCGGAGGACTACCTGGAGCTGCCGGACTTCATCCAGCATGAGGTGCCGGTGCTGCTGGATGCCAAAGCCCGCCGGGCCTATGACCAGTTTGAGCGTGACCTGCTGCTGGAGGTGGACGAGGATGTCATCACCGCCGCCTCTGCCGCCGTTCTTGTGGGAAAACTCCTGCAAATGTGCAACGGCGCTGTGTATAGCAATGATGGCCACATCGTGCCGGTCCATGACTGCAAGCTGGAGGCCTATCTGGAGCTGCTGGAGCAGTTGAACGGAGAGCACTGCCTGACTTTCTACGGCTACCAACATGACCGTGACCGCATCCTGGAGGCGCTGAAAAAGCACCGCAAGGACCTCCGGGTGAGGGTCTACAAAACCGTGGAGGATGAGGAGGCTTGGAACAACGGAGAGGTTGATGTGCTGCTGGTGCATCCGGCCTCCTGTGCCTACGGCCTCAACCTCCAGGCAGGCGGCCAGCATGTGGTGTGGTACGGCCTCAACTGGTCCTTTGAGCTGAATGACCAGGGCAACTGCCGCTTATACCGGCAGGGCTCCCCCTATGACAAGGTTTTCGTCCACTATCTTGTAGTGCAGGGCTGCCAGGATGAGGATGTCATGGCTACGGTGCGAGATCGCCAGGACACCCATGAGGCCGTCATGTCCGCACTCAAGGCCAGAATTAAGCGAGTAAAGGAGAGCGCAAAATGAGCAACCCTACTGTGATTTTGAATGGTGACCAGGTTTATTGTGATGAGCTCATCCGGGAAAATGCCCGGTTGACCATCCAGCATGAGGCTGACCGGCTGACGCTGGAGCAGATGAGGAAACAGTGCGTTTCCTCTGAGGAGTGCACCGCCAAGGTGGCGGAGGCCTATGCCCGTGCCGATAAGGCCAAGCGGGACGCTGAGGCGCTTAATTCCAAGCTGCGCCAAGCCGTTGCGGACCTGCATTTTGTCATGGCTGGCGGCGATGCCTGCAAGGTGTGCGCCGTCAAGTGTGCTTTTGGCGAGGGCAACTGCAAACCCGTGTGGCGTGGAGAGGATGGTGCTGATTTGTGACCTTGAAAGAACTGTCCCAGCTTTACTACCTCAACCGGGAGATCGAGATGGACAAAAAGCGCCTCCTTGAGCTGGAGGCCAGGGCGGTGTCCTGTTCGTCAGATCTGTCCGGGATGCCCAGGAGCTCCGGCGTGGGGGACCGTGTTGGCCGCTATGCGGCGGAGATCGTGGACCTCAAGGGCATCATTGAGGCCAAACTCCAGCAGTGCATCTATGAGCGCAACCGTTTGGAAAGGTACATCACCACCATTGAGGACAGCCTCCTCCGGCAGGTTTTCACATATCGCTTTGTGAATGGACTGCCGTGGCAGCAGGTGGCCGCATGTATCGGCGGGAGTAACACTGCTGACGGCGTGCGGATGATGTGCAACAGGTACATCAAGGCCACGGAGCCGGAAACAGATGACGGCACAGAGGTCCAACTGTAACTTGTTCGTTCTGTTCGGTGTTTCTGTGGTACACTATATCCTGCGGGTAGTGCCTCAAGATGATGCAATACCTCCTTGGTTGAACAGCGGCAAGGTGACGGATAATGAAACCCAGACCCTTGCCGCTGTTTCATTCTAACGATTTTTTAGAGCCGTCCGATGAGGGCGGCTTTTACTATGTGATGGGGTGGTGAGATGGCAAAGCTGACTGAAAAGCAAAAGCGATTTGTGCAGGAATACCTTGTGGACCTCAATGCCACGGCGGCTGCCAAGCGTGCCGGATATAGCGAAAAAAGCGCCTCCCGGATAGCCGTGGAACTACTCAATAAAACTCAAGTTTCTGCCGAAATCCAAAAGCAGCAGGCCAAGCGTCAAAAGCGGGTGGAAATCACCCAGGAAAAAGTGCTTGAGGAGCTGGCTGCAATCGCCTTTGCCAACGGTGCTGACTTCGCCACCGTCAACCAAAATGGCATTGTCCGCATCACCCCCACCTCTGAGCTGCCGGATGAAAAGCGCAAGGCCATTGCCTCCATCAAGGAGGGGCAATATGGCACGGAGGTCAAGGTGCACGATAAGGTCAAGGCCCTGGAGCTGCTGGCCAAGCACCTGGGCATGTTCGACAGCAAGAACGGTGGCAGCGAGGCCCCAGAGAATAACATCTTTGAGGTCATTGACCAAAGCACCAGAGAGGAGATAGGCACAGATGAAATACCAGAGATTGAGCACCCGGCAAAACCTGGCCATGACCTGGTGGAATAGGCCCGGCTTTGAGGTCTATGACGGCATCATCTGTGACGGCTCCATCCGCTCCGGCAAGACAGTGGCCATGACGGTGGGCTTTATCATGTGGGCCATGACCCGCTTTGACGGCTGCAATTTTGCCATCTGCGGCAAGACCATTGAGAGCCTGCGCCGCAATGTGACAAGCAATCTGCCCGTCTGGCTGGCGGGCGTTTTCTCTTTCAAGGAGCACCGCACTGAAAACAAGATCGTGGTGAGCGCCAACGGCAAGAGTAACAGCTTTTACCTGTTCGGCGGCAAGGACGAAAGCAGCGCCGCACTCATCCAGGGCATCACACTGGCAGGCATCCTGCTGGATGAGGTGGCCCTGATGCCGGAGAGCTTTGTCAACCAAGCCACGGCCCGCTGCTCTGTTGAGGGGGCCAAGCTGTGGTTTAACTGCAACCCGGAGGGCCCCAGCCATTGGTTTTATACCAAGTGGGTGCTGGAGGCCAGCAAGCGGAAAATGCTGCACCTCCATTTCACCATGGATGACAACCTCAGCCTCTCCGCCTCAGTCAAGGCAAGGTATGAGAGCCTTTACTCTGGCGTTTTCTATGATCGCTTTATCCGGGGCCTGTGGGTGGTGGCGGAGGGGCTTATTTACACGATGTTCAACAAGGACTTTCATGTTGTGCCCAGCGTCCCCAGGCCCTATGAAAAGTATGTGATGTCCTGCGACTACGGCACCATCAACCCCACCAGCATTGGCCTCTGGGGCAAGGCTGGCGGCAAGTGGTACAGGATGCGGGAGTATTACTATGACAGCCGCAAGGAGGGCCGCCAGCGCACCGATGAGGAGCACTACACGGAGCTGGAGCGCCTGGCTGATGGCCTGCATGTGTCCGCCATCATTGTGGACCCATCGGCGGCCTCTTTCATTGAGGTCATCCGCCGCCATGACCGCTACCGTGTAGAAAAGGCCTCCAACTCCGTGCTGGACGGCATCCGCAATGTGGCCACCCGGCTCCAGAGCGGTGACATCTTTTTCTGTGACTGCTGCACGGACTGCATCCGTGAGTTTGGGATGTATCGCTGGGATGAAAAAGCCCAGATGGACCGTCCCATCAAAGAAAATGACCATAGCATGGACGATGTGCGCTACTTCGTGCACCGTGTCTATGCGCCTGATCTGATTAGCTTTAAGTGAGGTTTTACTGTGCGAGTTTCTGTGTTGGGTGTGCAATATGCTGTGGAATATCGGACAAGGGCCCAGGACCCTGAGCTTGAGGCAGCAGATTGTGATGGCTACTGTGACACCAGCATCAAGTTATGCGTGGCCCGTAAATATACGGCGGCAGAGCGAAAAGAGCCCGGCAGCAAGAAATGCCTGGATGACTACATGCGTAAGTGCATGAGGCATGAACTGGTCCACGCTTTTCTTTATGAGAGCGGCCTGAGCATCAATAGCCTCTCACCGTCTGGCTGGGCCTCTAATGAGGAAATGACGGACTGGATGGCTATACAAGGGCCGAAACTTTATGATGCTTGGAAACAGGCAAAATGTTTGTGAGGTGAGAAACCAATGGTGACACTCAATCTGAGGGATGATTGCAATGGCCGTGTGGCCACCAATTTCAAACGGGGCATGACGGACAAGCGCTTTCTGGAGCTTGAAATCACCGCATGGCTCACCAGCCCGGAGCGCAAAAAGCAGCTTGAGGGTGAGGCCTACTATGACGGCTACCAGGATGTGACCCACCGGGAACGCCTGGCGCTGGATGAGGACGGCAAGCCCATTGTGCTCAAGAACTTGCCCAACAACCGGCTGGTCAACAACCTCTATTCCAAGATGGTGGACCAAAAGACCAACTACTCCTTTGGCCGTCCGCTGTCCTTTGACACCGAAAACAAGGAGTATGCCAAGGCCCTGGGGGCTCTGTTCGGGGCCCGTTTTCTGCGTACCATGCACAATGTTGGTGAGGGCGCATGGATTGGTGGAAAGTCCTGGCTCTATCCCTACTACGAAAACGGGGAGCTGGCTTTCCGGCGCTTTCCTGCTGATGAGGTCCTGCCATTCTGGGCGGACGCTGACCACACCGTCCTGGACGCTGCCGTCCATGTCTATGTGGTGCAGGAATACGATGAGGCCGAACATGCCAAGGATGTTGTCAAGGTTGAGGTCATGCACGGCGGAGGTGTGGACTGTTTCATCCGCACGGATGACGGCGTGCTGGAGCCGGACAGCTTTGCCTACTCCGGCCCCTATATCATCACACGGCAGGATGATGAAACCGGCAAAGTGGAGGGCTACAACTGGGAGCGCATCCCGTTGGTGTGCTTTAAGAGCTCCCACCATGAAATCCCACTCCTCTCCAAGGTCAAGTGCCTCCAGGATGCCTACAACAACATCCTGAGCAACTTTGCCAACCAGATGGAGGAGGACATCCACACCACCATCCTGGTCATCAAGAACTATGACGGTGAGGACCTGGGCACATTCCGCCGCAACCTGGCCACCTATGGTGCCATCAAGGTGCGGTCCTATGAGGGAGCTGAGGGCGGCGTGGACACTTTGGAAATCTCCGTCAACGCTGAAAACTACAAGACCCTGCTGGCCCTGCTCAAGGATGCCATCATTGAGAACGCCAGAGGTTATGATGCCAAAGATGACCGCATGAGCGGTGACCCAAACCAAATGAACATTCAGAGCATGTACTCTGACATTGACCTGGATGCCAACGGCATTGAAATGGAGTTTCAGGCCAGCATGGAGGAACTGCTTTGGTTTATCAACAAGCACCTGGCCAACACCGGCGGCAGGAGCTTTGAGGGCGAGGATGTCACAGTCATCTTTGACCGGGATGTGCTCATCAACGAAACGGAGGCCATCAACAACTGCAAGAACTCCGTGGGCATCCTCTCTGATGAAACCATCGTCAAGATGCACCCCTGGGTCACTGACCCGGAGCAGGAGCTCCAGCGCATCAAGGATGAGAAAGAGGAGGCCATGCAGGCTGACCCCTACCAGGCCGCTTTTCTGGCCAACCGCAACCAGCCGCCGGTAAACAATGAGGGTGGTGGCGATGGCAAGACAGACTAATGCCGCCTACTGGGCCCAGCGCATGAAAAACATGGAGGATGCGCTGCTGGACCAGTCCTACTCCTATGTGGAAAACCTTGAAAAGCAGTTTGCCGCCGCCCAAGCTGAGATTGAGCGGCAGATGGCCCGCTGGTATCAGCGCTTTGCCACCAACAATGAGATTGACCTGGCAGAGGCCAAGCGGCTGCTCAATTCCAAGGAGCTCAAGGAGTTTCACTGGACCGTGGCTGAGTACATCGCCTATGGTGAGCAAAACGCCATTGATGGTGCCTGGATGAAACAGCTTGAGAACGCCAGCGCCAGGGTGCACATCTCCCGGCTGGAGGCTCTAAAGCTCCAGCTCCAGCAGCAGGCAGAGGTCCTATACTCAAACCAACTGGACTATGTGGATGCCGCCGCCCGCAAGATGTATGAGGGCAGCTACTACCACACGGCCTTTGAACTGCAAAAGGGGCTGGGCGTGGGCTGGATCATGCAGGCCCTCAATGAGGAAACCATCACCAAGGTGCTCTCCCGCCCCTGGACCACGGACAACCAGACTTTCCGTGATCGGTGCTGGACCAACAAGCAGAGCCTTGTGAACAGCGTCAACACCCAGCTCACGCAAATGGTCATCCGGGGTGAGGCCCCGGACCGTGCCATTTCTGCCATCTCCAAACAGTTTGATGTGTCCAGGGCAAAGGCTGGCCGCCTGGTGATGACGGAAAGCGCCTATTTCTCCAGCGCCGGGCAAAAGGACTGCTACAAGGCCCTGGATGTGGAGCGCTACAAAATCGTGGCCTCCTTTGACAAGGACACTTGCAGCTTGTGTGCCGACATGGACGGCAAGGTTTTCAAGATGTCAGAGTACCAGGTGGGGCTCACCGCTCCACCGTTTCATCCGTGGTGCCGGTGCTGCACCTGCCCCTACTTTGAGGACATGGACGGCATGGGTGAACGCTATGCCCGTGAAGCTGTGACGGGTGAGCGCTTCAAGGTGCCCGGCAACATGACCTATGACCAATGGAAAGCCCAGCAGGATGCTCTCCATGGTCAAGGAACTGTTGATAAGATGCAGAAAATCAGCTATAATGAAACCGCTGACAGAGCCCAGTTTGAAAAGTACAAGGAGCGCCTGGGTGCGGATGCACCCCGCTATTTCAAGGACTTCCAAGCCTTGAAATATGACCGTGCTGCCGAATACAAAGACCTGGCTGGGCTCTATTCCTACAAGGGCCGTGTGCCGGAGGCCTCCAAGGCTGACTACAAGGCCTATAAGGCCGTAAAAGCCACCGGCGTGATTGGCACCGTTCGTGTGCCGCCGGTAACTATTGATGCGGACATCCTCACTTTCAACGATGCCCACGCCGCACGCCACGGCTGCACGCTGGACGATGCCAAGGGCTATGTAAGAGCCGCCAAGTGCACCGTGCGGCGCAAGCGCTGGGATGGTGTGAGCATCAACTGCTATTCTCTTGATGGTGCGGCATATATTGATGCTGATACCATGAAAGTCAAGACGGCATTTTCCGAAAAAGACTTTGACCCGACAACCAAGGCCATTGCGGAGGTATTCAGATGAACACAGTTTTTTGCCCTGTTACGGGTGGGCAGGTTGATGGGACCACTTGCCTGGAAATTGTCCTTGTGGCAGACCATGAGGCAAAGCCCTCTATTCTGCCCAATGGCATCACATGGAGTGAGGAGCAGCGTGAGCGGTGCCTCAAGTGTCCCTACCACGCTGATCTGGAGAGCTCCGAGGAGTAACCCCTTTTTGATGTTAAAAGCATCGTGCTGAAAATGCACGGTGCTTTTTTCATACCCAAATACCGCTGGCCCGGCGGACTACAAGATGGGCACTGCAACACCGGGACTGGCCGGATAAAAAGGACAGCAGACATGCAAGGAGGTAACAATCATGTTGGAATGGCTGAAAACCGTATTGGGGGATGCGTACACCCCCGAAATTGACACAGCAGTTTCTCAGGAGATCGGCAAGGGCTTTGTGGCCCGCACCGACTTCAACACAAAGACTGCCAAGGTCACAGAGCTGGAAACCGAGGTCAAGCAGCTCCGTGAGGGTATCAAGACCCGTGACACTCAGCTCTCCGAGCTGAAAAAGTCCGCCGGTGACAATGCCGAACTGCAAAAGCAGATCGACACGCTCACCCAGCAGAACAAGGACCAGAAAGCCGCCTATGATAAGGAGCTGGCCACGGTCAAGCTGACTGCTGCGGTGGATGCGGAGCTCACCGCTGCCGGGTCCAAGAACAACATCGCCGTCCGTGCGATGCTGGCGGACTTCCTCAAGGATGCCAAGGTGGTGGATGGCAAGGTCACCTCTAAGGAGAACGGCGAAACTGTCACCCTGGGGGCCAAGGTCGAGGCGATGAAAAAGGACGCTGCTACTGACTTTATGTTTGGAGATGTGCCCAAGTATAGCGGCTGGAAACCCGGCGAGAACGGGGACGGGGGCAAGCCCGGCAGCACCAAAAAGCTGTCTGAGATGTCCTACTCCGAGCTGACCGAGTACATGGCCAAAAACCCTGACGCAAAGCTGGAATAACCCCAACAACACAATCATTTCAAGAAAGGAAGTATTGAATTATGCCTAACGCTAAGTTTGACGCAAAATCTTTCAACCCTGAGGCTTTCAAGTACATCATGGACCGCATCCCCCGCACCCGCCTCAACGAAATCCGCAAGTCCAAGGTCCTGGTGGGCAACCCGGACATCCGTGCGGTGCTGGGCACCCAGAACGGCACCGGCTATGCCCGTGTGGCCGTGCGTGGCCTGCTGGACGGTGAGGCCGTGAACTATGACGGCCAGACTGACATCACCGCCACCTCCACCAAGACCTTTGAGCAGGGTGTGGTGGTCATTGGCCGTGCCAAGGCATGGGTGGAAAAGGACTTCTCCTTTGACATCACCGGCGGCGTGGACTTTATGAACAATGTGGCCCAGCAGGTGGCGGACTACTGGCAGGACATTGACCAAGACACCATCCTGGCGGTCCTCAAGGGCGTTTTCTCCATGACCGGCGGCAAGAGCGGTGAGTTTGTCACCAAGCACACCTACTCTGTCAACGGCAACCTGGAGGCCTCCACCCTCAACAGCGCCACTGCCCAGGCCTGCGGTGACCACAAGAAAAAGTTTGCCATGATTTTCATGCACTCTGTTCCGGCCACCAACCTGGAAAACCTCAACCTGCTCACCGCTCTCAAGTACACCGACAAGGACGGTGTGACCCGTGATCTGACCCTCTACACCTGGAACGGCAAGCTGGTCATTGTGGATGACGGGATGCCTGTTGAGGCTGTTGCCGCCACCTATAAGCTGACCTCTGACACCGCCCTGGTGACCGGCAAGACCTACTACACCAAGAGCGGCACCAAGTACAACGCTGTGGCCTCCCCCAGCGTGGACAACATTGCCACCTATTATGAGGTGGATGTCCCTGCCGGTGAGGAATACACCAGCTATGTCCTGGGTGAGGGCTCCATCAACTTTGAGGACCTGGGTGCTAAGGTGCCCTATGAGATGTCCCGTGACCCCGCCAAGAACGGCGGCCAGGACACCCTCTACACCCGCCAGCGCAAGGTGTTTGCCCCCAAGGGCATCTCCTACGAAAAGACCAGCCAGACCACCCTCTCCCCCACGGATGCGGAGCTGTCCGATGGTGCAAACTGGGCTCTGGTCCACTCTGGTGAGGCCACTGAGAGCCAGCGCTCCTACATCAACCACAAGGTTATCCCCATCGCCCGCATCAAGTCCAGAGGCTAAACCATGACCGTGTATGAGGCCGTGGTGTCCCGGCTGGCCATGCTGGGCTACACCGTCACGGACAATGACGAAACCGGCCTCAATTTCCTCATAGACAAGTGTGAAAAGGACATCCTGGCAGACATCAATCAAAGGGTGCTGCCGGATGGCCTTTTCTATGTCCATGTGGATATGGTGGCCGGGCAATTCCTCTATGATAAGAAAGCCGCCGGTGGTCTGGACGGGCTGGAGGGCTTTGACTTCTCCGCCCCGGCCAAAAGCATCACGGAGGGTGATGTGGCCATCACCTTTGCTGGAGCCAGTGATGGAGCCAGCAGCGCTGAGGCCCGCTTTGATGCCCTGCTTGCAGGGCTCATGCGCCCGCCTGAGAGTACGCTGGCGGCTTTTCGGAGGATGAGATGGTAGTGGGGAGCCCCGCCCACAAAAAGGCCGTGCAGAGCCTCTGGGTGGGCAAAGCGACCATCACCGTGCTGGACGGGGTGCTCAACCCCGCCAATGGCCGCACGGAGCCCCAGGAGCGCATCCTGGCGGCAGACATCCGCTGCCGCATTTCCCACAAGTCTGTGGTGAGTACAGAGCCCAACGAGGAGGCCGCCCAGGTGGCCCAAAGCGTGGTGCTCTACATTGACCCCTCCGTGGACATCCCGGAGGGGTCTAAAATCACAGTGACCCAGAACGGCATGACCCGTGACTATGAACGGAGCGGCAAGAGCGCAGTGTATAGCTGCCACCAAGAGGTGCCGCTGGAGCTTTTCAAGGAGTGGGCCTGATGAACTGGGGAAACTGCGATTATAAGCAGCTCCAGCGCCTCCGTGACAGTCTGGCCACGCTCCAGAGCATGGACATGGACCGTTTCTGCACGGAGGTGTCAAAGGAGTTGGCCGCCCGCCTGCTGGCGCTGGTCATCCCCCGCACGCCTGTGGGGCAGTACCCAAAATCCAGTGGCAAAAAGGGCGGCACCCTGCACCGGGGCTGGACATCCAAAACCCAAGCGGATGCCGCCAGCAGAGGCGGCAGCAATGATGCGAAAGCCTACGCTGAGGCACTGCCAGTCAGAAAGTCCGGCAACGCCTACACCATTGAGGTCATCAACCCTGTGGAATACGCCAGCTATGTTGAGTTTGGCCACCGAACACGAGGCGGTGACGGCTGGGTGCCGGGCCAGTATTTCCTCACCCTGTCCGAGCAGGACCTTGAGAGGCTTGCGCCGGGCGTGATTGAGAGGAAACTGGAGGCCCTGCTGCGGGAGGTATTCAATGGCTGAAATCAATTTCAACAGCATCTATGACGGCGTGAGCCTTGCGCTCCACGCCGCTTTTCCTGCCGCCCAGGTGCATGGCGGGAATGTCAAGCAAGGGCTCAAGCCCGGAGATTTTAATGTCATCATGCCTGGTGCCGGTCACGCCAAAGAGGTGGGCCAGAGGTACAAGCGGACACCCATGGTGGATGTGATTTACTACCCCAAGGCCGGGGATGCGGAGTGCTATGGTATGGCACACCGGCTGTCCTTTGTCCTGGGGAGCCTCACAACCCCGGAGGGGGACATCATCCACGCCACCGGCTGTGAGTGGACGCTGGCGGAGGATGTCCTGCATGTGCTTTTGAGCTATGACCACTTCGTCCGTGTCCCGCTGGAGCAGGAGAACATGGAAACTCTCAAAATCAATGAGGAGGGATAAGCCAATGGCAAAAACCCAGACCACGGAGGCCAATGCCGCCGCCTTTACCAAGGCGCAGTTGGTGGCCTCTCGGAGATATGTCCACCGGCGGGACCTGATCGGCGCACTGCTGGAGGATGGCAAGACCTACACCTTGAATGAGGTGGATGCGCTGATTGAAAAGTTTATGAAAGGCAAGGTGAGATAAATGGCTCTTGGCGGAGGTAACTGGCTGACCCAGAACAAGGTCCTGCCCGGCAGCTACATCAATTTCTCCAGCGTGGCAAAGGCATCCGCCACTCTGTCTGACAGAGGCTATGCGGCAGCGCCCTTTATTCTGAGCTGGGGCCCGGAGGGCGAGGTTTTCCCCGTCACCTCTGGTGAGTTTCAGAAGAACAGCAAGGCCATTTTTGGCTACGGGTATGACCACCCCAAGCTGCTGGCCCTGCGTGAGATTTTCCAGCACGCCACCACCGTCTACTGCTGGCGGCTGGGCAACGGCGAAAAGGCAAGCTGCACCTATGCGGATGCCAAGTACCCCGGTGTGCGTGGCAATGACCTCTCTATTGTCATCGCCTCCAATGTCGATGACACCAGCGCATGGGATGTGAGCACCTACCTGGACGGCCAGTGTGTTGACACCCAGACGGTCAAGGCGGCCACTGATCTGGTGGCCAATGACTATGTGGTTTTCAAGACCAGCGTCACGCTGGAGGCCACTGCGGGCACCAAGCTGACCGGCGGCGCTGATGATGCGGCAGTCACCGGCGAGGACCACCAGGCTTTCCTGGATAAGCTGGAGGCCTATGCTTTCAACACCCTGTGCTGCCCGGCCACGGAGAGCACCGTGGTCAATCTGTATGTCAAGTACACCCAGCGCATGAGGGATGAGGTGGGTGCCAAATTCCAGCTTGTGGCCTGGAAACCCAGCGCTGACTATGAGGGCGTGATTGGTGTGTGGAACACTGCCACCCACGCCGCCATTGCCGATGTGGACACCCAGGCGGTGGTCTACTGGGCTACTGGCGCACACGCTGGCGTGGCCGTCAACAAGTCCCTCACCAACGCCAAGTATGACGGTGAGCTCATTCTGGACACCGAATACACCCAGGCAGCGCTTGAGGCGGCCCTCAAGGCAGGCAAGTTTATGTTCCACAATGTCAACGGGGTCACCCGTGTGCTGGAGGACATCAACACCCTGCTGACCCTCTCCGACACCAAGGGAGAGGTTTTCCAGTCCAACCAGACCATCCGTGTGTGTGACCAGATCGCCAATGACACGGCGGTGCTGTTCAACACCCGCTATGTGGGCACCGTGCCCAATGATGCCTCTGGCCGTGCCTCCCTGTGGGGCGATGTGGTCAAGCTCATCCAGGAGCTTGAGAAAATCCGTGCTGTTGAAAACTTTGACCCCGACACGGTGACCTGTGAGCAGGGTGACAAGAAAAAGGCAGTGCTGCTGACCATCAACGGCCTCAACATCATCAACGCCATGGCCCAGCTCTACATGAGCGTTATCATTCAGTAAAGGAGGATTGTGACACATGGCTGACAAAATCTCTATGAACACCCAGGATGCCGTGAGCGCCAACTTTGCTGAGTGCTTTGTGACGCTGAACGGCACCCGCTACTCCATGCTGATGGCCAAGGAGTTTGAGGGCAAGGCCTCCATCAACACCAAGGAAGTCTACCGTCTGGGCAATCCCGTGATCGGCCACAAGGCCCAAACCATTGCCCTGGCTTTCTCCATGACGGTCTACAAGTGCACGGAAATCTTTGACCAGGTGGTTGAGGACTTCATCAAGACGGGTGTGATGCCTACCTTTGACATTCAGACCTCCAACGATGACCCCGCCACCTCCGTTGGCCGGAGCACCAAGATTTACAACAACTGCGTGCTGGACGGTGATGTGCTGCTGTCCATGTTCAACGCAGAGGGTGACTTTGTGGAGCAGACCCTTGAGGGCTACTGCGACAGCTTCACCCGCCCCGAAAAGCACACCAACCCGTCCTATATGTAAGGGCGGCCAACTAAAGGAGGAAATCATCCATGAGTAACCTGTCCGCATTTATGCACGCCAATGTTGAGCAGATCGAAAACTACAAGTTTGCCGCCTCCCCCCGTTTCAAGGGGGAGGATGGCAAGCCCATGTTGTGGGAAATCTGCTGCATCTCCGCTGATGAATACGCCCGCATCCGCAACTCCTGCGTCCGGCAGGTGCCGGTGCCCGGCAAAAAGGGCCAGTACACCCAGCAGCTTGATAGCTACGCTTTCCAGGCCAAGGTGTGCGCCCGCTGCACGGTGTTCCCGGACCTGAGCAACGCAGAGCTCCAGAATGACTGGGGTGTTGCCAAGCCGGAGGAGCTGCTGGGCAAGCTGCTCATCGGCGGTGAGTTTGATGACTATGTGACGGAAGTTTTCCAGCTCAACGGTTTCAAGACTGAGAATGAGCTGGTTGATGAGGCAAAAAACTAATAGAGGACGGTGACCCAGAGGCCAGCTATGCACACTTCTGTCTGCAAAAGTTTGGCTGGGAGCCGTCCAAGTTTTTGAGCCTGCCCGTCAAGGAGCGTGCTTTTGTCATCGCCTCTATTGATGCCCGCTGTGCGGCGGAGCGGAAAAAAGAGGCGGAACTCAAGAACAAAGCAAAACGCAAATAAGGCTCCCGCCCTGAGCGATACAGGGCGGGAGCTTTTCCCAAGGTGGTGAAACTATGGCAACTATCAGATCGCAAATGGTCCTCAATGACGGGATGAGCGCCGTGCTCAAGAGGATAACCTCCGCACTTGACACTACGCTCAACGCCTTTGAGCAGGTCCAGCGTGCCTCTGGCAGAGCTGTTGATGCCGCCCAGATTGCACAAGCACACTCCCAGCTTGTGGGAGCAAATGCCAAAATCCAGGATATGGCGGACGGCTACCGCAGAGCCGCAGAGCAGGAGGAAAACCTCAACCGAGGCCTCCGCACCGGTGGCTCCCTGGCAGATGGTATGCTGGGCAAGGTCAAGACCCTGGTGGCCACACTGGCCGCCGGTGCCGGGCTCAATAAGCTCATCGGCCTCTCTGACCAGATGACCAGCACCACCGCCCGCCTGTCTTTCCTTGTGGATGACGGCGGCAGCGTGGATGAGCTGGAGGCCAAAATCATGGCCTCTGCCCAGCGCTCCAGAGCTGCCTACCTTGACACGGCATCTGCTATTGCCAGCATGGGCGCAAACGCTGGAGCCGCTTTCAGCTCCAATGATGAGCTCATTGCTTTTATGGAGCAGGTCAACCGCCAGTTTACCATTGGCGGCGCATCCGCCCAAGGGCAGGCGGCGGCCATGCTCCAGCTCACCCAGGCAATGGCGGCAGGCGCTCTGAGAGGCGAGGAGCTAAACTCCATCCTTGAAAATGCGCCCGGCATCGCCAGAGCCATTGAGCAGTACATGGGCATTGCAGAGGGCTCCATCAAGCAATATGCCCAGGAGGGCCAGGTCACCGCCGAGGTGGTCAAAAACGCCCTTTTCTCTGTGGCAGATGAAACCAACGCCAAGTTTGAGAGTATGCCCATGACCTGGGCGCAAATCTGGACCAACATGCAAAACCGGGCGCTCCAGACATTGGACCCCGTTCTCAACAAGCTCAACAAGCTGGCCAACAGTGAGCAATTCAGCACGGTGGTGGACGGAGCCTTGAACGCCTTGGCCACCATCACGGCCCTTGCCTCCGGCATCCTTGATGTGTTCGTCAACATCGGCTCTGCCGTGGTTGATAACTGGTCTGTGATTGAGCCTATTGCCTGGGGCCTTGTGGCTGCACTCGTGGCCTACAACGCCGTGGCGCTCATCACTCAGGCCATCAATGGCGCTGTGGCGCTCTCTGCTGGCGTGAAAGCGGCGGCAGAGATGATGAGTACTGGGGAAACCTTTGCCGCTACGGCGGCACAGTACGGCCTCAATGCGGCCCTGCTGGCCTGCCCCATCACTTGGATAGTGGTGGGGGTCATCGCCCTTGTGGCGGGCATCATCGCCCTGTGCAACTGGATTGCTAAGACCACCGGCGTGGCGGCCACGGGCTTTGGAGTTATCACCGGCGGCATCAATGTGGCCATTCAAGCCGTGTGGAACGCCATGCTTGTGGTGGCCAATGTGGCCATTGGCATCTGGAACGCTCTGGGTGCCTGCTGCTCCAACATCGGCACCGCTTTCCACAATGTCATCTCCAATGTGCAAGGCTGGTTTTACGGCCTGCTGTCTACCGCCCTCACCGTTGTAGAGGGCATCTGTGCGGCTTTGAACAAGCTACCCTTTGTCGAGTTTGACTACTCCGGCATTTCCGCAAAGGCGGATGAATACGCCGCAAAATCGGCGGAGGCCTATGGCAGTGTTGAGGAGTACCAGAACATTGGGGACGCTTTCACCAAAGGCTACAACACCTTTGACACATTCACGGATGGCTGGGCCTCTGATGCTTTCAAGGCCGGTGCATCGTGGGGTGACGGTGTGGCTGATAAGGTGAGCAGTTTCTTTGACTTCGGCGGAGGCGGCACCGGCGGCACGGACCTTGGCAGCGGTTTTGACCTGAGCAGCATTGCTGACAACACCGGGCTGACCGCCGACAATACCGGCAAGACCGCTGATGCTCTGGCCGTGACAGAGGAACAGCTTGAATACCTGCGGGACATCGCAGAAAGGGATGCAATTAACCGTTTCACCACCGCAGAGGTCAAGATTGACATGACCGGCATGACCAACAGAATTGACGGCAGTGCTGATCTGGACGGCGTTATCAGCCAGCTCACCGAGGGCTTTACTGAGGCGCTGGTCACCGCTGCTGAGGGGGTGCACGCATGAGTTATTCCTGTTACCTGGGCGGCGTGGAGTGGCCCACTCCCGCCAAGCTGACCGTAAAAATCAAGGGCAAAAATAAGACGCTCACGCTGCTCAATGAGGGTGAGATCAATTTCCTCCGCACCCCTGGGCTGAGTGAGATCGTGCTGCCGGTGACGCTCTCAATGCTCACCGGCAGCCGGTCCCCGTCCTACTACATGGGCGTGTTGGAACGGCTCAAGACCTCTAAGGGCACCACTCAGTTTATTTTGGTGCGGCGCTCCCCGGATGGACGGCGGCTGTTCGACACCAACATGACCGTGAGCGTGGAGGACTACAACATCACGGAGGATGCCAAGGAGGGCCTGGATGTCAGCGTGGACATCAACCTCAAGCAATGGCGCTCCTACGGCACGAAAACGGCCAAGGTCGAACAGCCCAGCACCGACACGGGCAAGCAGACCGTGACCGTGGAAAAGGAGCGGGATGCCAGCACGGCCCCCTCCGCTAAGACCTACACCGTGAAAAAGGGTGACACCCTCTGGGCCATCTCCGCCAAGTATTATGGCGCTGGGGCTGTCTCTTATACACATCTCCGAGCCCACGAGACATCTCAGGATCTCG